GCGCGTTCGTTGTTCCTATCATTTCAGTTTCCTCCTTCTTCCGCAAAAGCGTCTATTCATATTAAGCCTCCTCGACTACAATGACCCTGCAGCTATGAGGGGATCCCTCGCCAACATGATATCCAACCTCTATATTTGTCTCGTTAAGTGTAATGGCAGTAATATAAGAGACATAGGGTTGATACCATGCAGCTAAATCCCCGCCAAGAAATTTAGAAACTAGATTCCTTATGGAATCACTGCTTAATAACCATGCAAAAACGGCAAGGGGCTTTTTTGCACAAAAGAACTGATCATAGCCCGAACCAACATAGGGCCCTTCAAAATATTCATAACTTACCGCCCCTGACAGCGTTCCAACCAAGCCAAAAATGTTTACATCTTTTTTAATATTGGCGGCAATGAAATCGGGGTCACCAGCAGTCACCCAAGACATATCCGTACCGTCAAAATAGCCCTCAGGAGCTTTAAAAAACAGCGTTCCGGGTGACTGCCATATACCAACATTGTCATTTCTACCAACGCCATAAGTGCCGACGGTGTTTGCACGATTAACCATTGTCCCCGTAATAATGGACCCGCTAACCCCAGCCTTCTTTCCCTCAAGAATCTGCGTCGCAGCGGCATCGGCAGATGAGGTATCTATGACGTTCGGATTCCCGGCTACACCAAATATATTTGTGCCTGCCCTTACATTGCCGCTGATCAGATCGGGATTGCCATTTACAACAACCGAACTTAATGCCTTGCCCGCATCCGGGGTAACGGTAAATCCGGCAGCGTTAGGAGTAACGGTCTTGGACTGCTCCGGCTTCGCGCCCGAATTAGTTCTACCTATCATTTAGCTCACCACCTTTACGCATTTAATTGTTGGGATTGTGATTGCCGCTGCAGGAATCTCTTTGGCATAAATTGTAACCGTTCCTGCGCCCGATGCGGATACAGGGGCATAATTGCCACTTACCGCATCTGGAACGTCGAATGTCACATCAGGCCTATAATCCACTGTCACGCCGGCACAGGAGACAGCCGCTTTGTAGGCGTAGCCTGTGTATGTGGCGTCTGCAACAAAGTCTGTTGTCGCGACAGCCTTATTTGGGAATATCAGGCTGGCAGTATTAACTCCCAATACTGCCCTGGCTTGTGCCGGAGTTAAATCCTGGGGATCGCCTGCACCTGCACCGGAGGCACGGCCTTTTATGGTCGCTTGGGCCATATCCGCGAGCTTGGCGTTTGTGGCTGCGTTATTCGGCATGGCATCGGCGAAGTTTTTCCACTGTGTATAGTAATCATCCGAACCGGCCTTGACCGGTATCTGTCCATTGACTCCACCGGAAGGCAACCCCGGTCCGGCGGGGCCTTGAATGCCCTGGAGCCCCTGCTCGCCTTGTGGGCCAACCTCGCCTTGTGGACCTTCCTCGCCCCGAACGCCCTGCGGACCCTGTTCACCCTGCGGACCTTGGATTCCCTGGATTCCTTGCTCTCCCTGAACGCCTTGTATGCCTTGATCGCCTTTCGCCGCCATAATGCCCCAATATGTCGCGTTCGGCGGAGCGTTGCCAGTTGCCGCAGTATGACTGACTTTGCAGAAATAACCAGAACCGTTTCTTGAAACCGAATCAATCTGGGATGAGGTCCGCACGTAGTTCGTGCCGACGGCCCATTCTCCTTGCGGATAATATCCGGGACCGATTGGTCCTTGCAGTCCAGTATCGCCCGTCTCGCCTTGCGGTCCTTGAATGCCTTGGAGTCCCTGCGGGCCAGGCTCTCCCTGAATTCCCTGTATCCCCTGAGGACCTTGCGGACCTTGAAGCTGACCGGCATTTGTCCATGTCCCCGTCTGAGTGTTCCAATAATAAACGTCGTAAGGAGCCGCCGACCCGACAAAATAAGCGTCACCGGCGCTTCCTGTAGGGTGTGCCTGTTGTAAGTCAAGCAGAGTGTTATATTGCGCCAGAACCTTAAACGATGTACCGTCTGCTCCGGGGTCTCCCTGTGGTCCTTGCGGTCCTATGGGTCCCTGCGCACCAGTATTTCCCTGTGGTCCCTGTGACCCCTGTATGCCCTGTGCGCCGGTATCTCCGGTGTCACCTTTGAGACCACGCGCGCCCTGAGGTCCTTCAGGACCAGTGGCTCCGGTATCGCCTCTATCGCCTTTGGCTCCTGTGGGACCTTGCGGTCCTTGCGGTCCCTGTAAACCTTGAGGCCCTTGATTTCCCTGGATGCCTTGGCTTCCAGTCAATCCTCTCGGACCCTGCGGCCCCTCAACGCCCTGTAGCCCTTGCGAACCCATAGGACCCTGCGGGCCAGTCAAGCCAATCGGACCCTGTTCACCCTGCGGGCCAGCGGGTCCCGCTTGTCCTTGTGGTCCTTGAACTCCGGCAGGTCCTTGCGGTCCCGTGGCTCCTTGGATACCTTGCGGGCCGCGAACATTTACAGGAGCCGGGACAATACCGGCCGGACCTTCCGAGAAACTCATTAATCCAGTATTTTGGTCCACAGAAGGTATAATACTCTTGCCTGTCGGTCCCTGAACACCTTGGTCGCCTTTTGGACCTTGGGAACCTATATCACCCTTGTCTCCCTTATCCCCTTTGATCCCACTGATAATTGTAACTGTACCATCATCCGATACGGTTGAGTTGATGAATTTAAGCCTTGACCTTTGCGGTAATACATTGTTATCCTTGTCAAGTATCACATGACCGCTAGATCCTGTGGCTTGCCATGTTATACCGTCTACTGATGTTTCTATTACTTTGTCTGCGTTTAATCTTATGTATTTTACATCAGAGGAAATAAGGTTGTTTTTATCAAGTTCAGACAAGTGATCCCAAAACTCTTGCGACATATTTCCACTCTGTATACCGCCTTCTTCGCTGTTCTCATGAACTGAACTCGGATCAAACATTTTATTAATCTTATCAATGTCATTGCTTAGTGTTTCCGGACCCATTAAATCTTTGGAGGGTTGTCCGGCCAACCCCGAAAACTCCCTTGTTGGTTTGTACGTCATGTCAGCAACACCTCGTCTTTCATAATGTTTGGCAGAACCAAGTCGGATTCTTCAAAAATAAATCCAATCCCTATTAAGGTAACCGGATCATCAAGGTTACTGTTTATTAATTCAACTTGAAAGGTGTTTGAGGCCCTTGAAACCTCCACCATCTTTATTACGGATTCGCTGAAACCCCATATAGCCCCCCAATCTCTTCCGTAAACAAGCGATTCTGCCAGGTTCGCCTCGTTTACAGAATATTCCTCATACCCCATGATTACATTTATGTCGATGCTGGATTTCGGTTCGCTGTTTTGTTTGAATACCAACCCCATAAACCGGAGATTCTTCGTGGATAAGATATTGCCAAGCGCATAGTCTTTGGTTTTCACATGAAATTGAATAGGCCTTTTCTCGCCGGTGTCAACATCGATATCGGAGTAGCCGTCATTTGCCTTTAAAAGGAAATTCTTTGAGGCAAAATACAATTCTTCTGGATCAGGCAGCCACTGATTGACTATCCAGCCCGTCTTGATTGTGAAACTTTTTGTGTCCCACTCATATTTCAACACCTTATCATTCTTTTCGCCGTCAGTATTGTATGCCAGATAGTAAACATTGTCATAGAAAACGCCCCTGCACATTTTTCTATCCTTAATGGAGCCCATGGTCTTTTCAACTCTATTTTCGGTAATCTTTTTAATGATGTCTTTTCCTTGAATCAAAACAAGATCGCTGCTGAGGATGGAGGCGCTGACGGTGTAAAGACCGTCTTTTCCAAGATAGGTAAATGAGTAAGGCGTTAATGCAAGACTATCATTACATACGCAGCCATAAGGAAGGTTGAGCGGCCTCCATCTGGCATCTTTGAGCGGAGTTATTCCGTCCCATGAGTACCATCCGTTTTCATAGCTTACAATGACGGAATCGGACAGAACACCGATTGCGGTAATCTTGCCGTACCCATTGGCAGGGTAGACTTTATTGATTGCTGAAGCAAAATAGGTTGGGTCACCGATTTCGCTGTAATATAATCCGTTGTCGTCGGGATTCCCCGCAGCAAATACTCTGTACGATCCGGGGTGAACGACAAACATTGTGCATTTCTTGATAGGAGCCAGAACATTGTCGTTTTCCTTTCCCTCCTGTGTGACCTCATAGGTGGCGGCTATGCCAGTTACGGAAGGATCGAAATACCCGTTCGCAGAAAGCCCTGCGGCGTCCTTTTCAAATTTGACTGAATTGCTTATTTTTGTTTTGGTCCAGCCCGCAGTTGTCACTGCCATAATCTTGTCGATTATTTGAGGCACCGTATCGCTTGCCCCGATGGAACAGGTGAAAGTTACGTCATTAAGAATGATACTGACCGTTCCTGCCGCAGATGCCCCCTTAGTGACAGTGAGCAGGACCGTCTCTTTTTTTGAGGGGTCAAAAGCAGTTACCGCAGCAACCACATTTGATGAAAAGTATCGAACATCGGTTACGTCCTCCCATTTTGCTCCATCCGTGTAGTCTGATGTTTTTAGATCAATAGATCCTAAGTCTGATTTTGCTCTGTAGAAATTGCCTATCGTGCCCGTGGCGGAATGATTGTTTTTTACGACCTTCCCCGTGGAGATTGTCACAGTACCAAGATCGGAGGCAAAATTAAAATCTCCCCAAACATAAAGCTCAGAACCGTCACCGAAATATAGCCGTTCGTACATCACAAAGGGATAAATTCTCTTTGCGTTAACTGTAAGTGTAATCTTTTCAGTTAACGTTCCGTCGTTAATGTCCACGTCATAAACCTTGCCGCCTTTGACAAGGCACCTCTTATATGTGCTCCCGATTGTCCACCGATACCCATCTGTTATATCCGCAGCGTAAGAAGCTTCATTGATTTTGGTGCACCCTTTACTTGTCTGAATCCCCTTGACTTCTGCGCTGTAATCGGCGCACTCCGAAAAGGCAAGCTCGGAATCCTTAATGGATATTGCGGCAATAGAATCATTGAGTCCCCCGGATAAATCCGCATATATTAATTGTGAAAGCATCCCACTACCTCCTTGGCGGCATACGCCTTCCTCTGCTTGCCTGTCTATTTATTGCGCTGTTTGCTTCGTCCATGGCCTCCCTGAACTGCTGATAGAAAGATACTGCGTCACTGTCTGTTTGCCCGAAAAGCCTTGCCCGGATCTTTGAAGCAAGGAAAAACGGAATACAGTCTTGATAGGCTGCGGGTATCGGAAGTTGTTCTGTGGATGTTGACGGCATGGAAGGCATGGAGTAGTAGGCGACCTGATACGAACCATTGTCCTTAAACTCAATAGAATTGTCACTATCCACAGAATATCCATAATTTGGGCTCACGCCTGAACCGGCTGCGTCTTTTACGCCTGTCAGCATGACAAGTTCCTTTGTGAAGTAGTATTTCTGCCCTTCAGAAGCATTTGAAAAAGTGTCAGTAACTTTCTTGCCCGCCTTGTAGTATTTTGTTACGATCTCCCTGATCGCATCTTTTACCCAATTAAAGCTTGTGACCTCATTGAGCTGTATACCGGATATCGTTTGTGCGCTTATTCTCAATTCGGTTGCGTTCACGAAATACCACCTCCAATATAATGAGTCCTCTTGTACCCGCTATGTGTCTCGTCCCTTTCGACAGCCAAAGACACGTCTCTTGCGGTTTCATAGCTTGCGCTTTCAAGAGTGTTTCTAAAATTCCTTGCATTTTCAGCGTCGATTCTGGCGTTATCTTCTTTCATTTTTCTGTATATCAGATCGCCGTGCATGGCCAAGTTAGTTTCTCTACACAGTTGTAATGTTCTATAGTCGAGTTCACTGTAAGGAACTTTAAAGCAGTAGGTGTCAAGCCCTTTATTGTCAGTCGAATGGACCTCAAAAGCGCCCCTCAAAGTGTTATAACAAATAAAATAGCCGGCCTCGATCTCCCTGATTCTCCTTGAAATATCGTGAACATCATTCTCAATAAGCCTCAACCAAGGACGAGTTAATAGAATTCTTTCTATGCTGCTGTTCATGCTGATTTTCCCCCTCTAAAAAACAGGGGGAGGGGCCGAAGCCCCTCCCGATTGTTATCTGTTATTCTCAGCCCTCTTCTTCAATGCCAGTGATGATAGCCTGACCGCCAGGCCTCTTGCAGATCAACTCTGCATATAAGGCCATCGTCGCCTCGTAAGCCGCCTTGTTGGCAATTTTTGTGAGAATCGCCCCGTCGGCATCGAGCCAATCCCAATCAGAAAGCTGCGCAAGCTCGAAGTCGTTGAGATTAATGAGCGCCATAGTATTTGCCATGAAATACTTTTCTGCCGTGATCGGAACGCCGTTGTAGGAGATCAGCTTGTAGCCACCGTCAACCTTCATGATTTCCGGGTTTCTCTTATAGGTGTTCTGCTCATTTACATAAGCAAGTTCAACACCGTCGGAGCACACAAAGAAGGAAGGAGTTTCGCCAACTCTGTTGTCGACAACTTTTAATGCTTTTGCCATCCACAGGGAATCAAAGGCGGAAGGCAGACCGCCGGATGTCTTGTCAAACACCTGCGGATTAAACCACTTTGCGGTTGCCCTGTTGATCCCGTACAAGGTGTTATCCTTTGTAAGGATCTCTTTCAGGCCGGTAAGCTCAAGGTCATAGTTTCCAGCAAGGACAATCATCTGATCCTTCAGCACGCTTGTTACGTTGTCGGCAAAAGTAATTGTGTTTGCGTCTCTGTCAACGTCAACAATCTCTTTTGCGTCAACGGTCTTTGTGGTTGCGTCGGTCAGGATATCAACAACCTGGCCTTCGTAAAATGCCTCGATGTTGCCGGTAACAGGAACAACCTTTACGCCGGTCGTATTCGCCGTAACGATACCCATTGTGCCGGAGTGGTCGTTGCAGAAGTTCCGACGGATCATGTCGTTTGCGTCAACAGTGATGTTTGCCATCTGCTCGGTGAGCTCGTCAACAAACGCCATTCTGTTGTCCTTGGACCCCTTCAGCAACTTGTCTGTCAGAGCGATTCTTGCGTACAGGTTCTTGACCGACGCTTCGCCCATCTTGTGCTTTCTTGCGGAAGGTGTCGGAAGGTCGTCGTTCTCGCCTCTGGCGCCGATGCCGCCATGTCTGCCGTACTGCAGCGGGAACTTAAAAAGATTTCCAACTGCTGCTTTGTCCTTTTTCTTCAATGCCGCATAAAGCGGTCCGGACTTTTCGTTGAGCTGCTTTACGATCGGACCCTGGTAATAGGTTTTCAGGGCATCTGCCACTGTGGTAAGTGTTGATGTTGCCATATTATTTTCATCTCCTTTTTCAAATAAAAAAAGCCTCTCGGCTTATTAATAAGTGTTAAATTTATTAGTAGATTGCGCTTAATTAGCGCTTAGTTGTTTCTTTAGCAAGGCCGCCGCATCATCGAAAGAGTTGATCTCATTTTTCGGAGTTGCCGCCGGAGACCCATCTTGGATAATGGCAGGCTTTCCGCTCTCCGAAACTTCTTTGAGGTATGCCGTGATTATCTTGTCTCTGATAGCAGGATTTTGAATGATCTTCTCAATAGAACTTTCATCGGAAAGATGATCTTCAAGCGGCTTGTTGCCGGAAAGGGATTGATTCTTTGCCATGAGATACGCCTCTTTGTAAGAGTTGGGGTCGTCTTTTGGAAGATTGTTCTGATTGATGTACTCTGCCATTTCCTTGCCGAAATTCCCCAGGTCCGAAAATTCGGGCCTTTGTGCAATCGATGAAAGGGCCTCCATAGCTCTGTTGCGTTCCTCTATGGCCTGCGACTGTTTCAGGACCGGTTCCAGTTTGCCGGTTAAGGCCTGCATTTGCTCTGCTACCTTTTTATCGGCTATAATGTTTGCCAGTTCCTGTACGGCTGACACCGGATCAGCAGAGAACTTTTCCATAAATTCTTCAGAATCAATGACCGTTTCTGGTTCTGCCGGTGGTTCTCCCGGCGGAGTATCTTCTGGCTTGGCTGATTCCATCAAGCTGCGCAGTTCGCCTATAATATCTGCTTTCAGAGTATTCAGTGAATCAGGCGTAACCTGCGGCGGCTGACCTTCCTCGACCGGAATGTCAAGAAAATCTCCGTCGTTATTTTGTGGTTCTGCGGGCGGGTTGCCGTCTCCATCCGGTTCGGGTGCCGGTAAGTTGTCTGGATTCTCGAACATAGTTTTAAAGGCTTCCCCTGCTCCTAAAATGTCTAACACTTGCTCCGTAGATTGCTCTGTACCTTTGTTATCATTTTCAATCGTCATTTCTAATCCCTCCTTATATCTTTACTGAGTTGGCTCAGTAAAAACCATTTGATTATTACCCTGCTCGGCAGGGATATTTTGCATCTGCATCTTTTGTTCTGCTGCTGATTTTGTCTGCAGGCTCATTAGATGCTCGTTTACATGCTGCTCGAAGATCTGATCGATTTCAGGATTCTTCAGTAGCGCTTCTTCGTATTCTGCTTTCAACCTGAAGTTGTTGTGCATCGAGATATGAATTACATCATCGTCAAAGTCTCTAATTCTAGCCGGTTCTCCAACAATCATGCTATTATTTTCTCTTCCGGCCTTCCTTTGCTGGTCATCATCTGCCTCAGTGAAACTCTCCCAATCTCCAAGCTCAAGCATTTCAAATACCTTGATCCTGCCCTCGTTGGTGATATTGCCCGTAGTTGTGTCATTGAAGAGGCCACTATTGAGCAGCTCAATGACTTTTTGCCGTCTCTGTGAAAGGGTGTCGGAGGCTTCAGGCTCGGACTCAACGAATACATCAAACGATGTGAGATCATTCCCGATAAACTGACTGATTTCAAATTCATCATTCTTGCCGATATCCTTTACCATGCGTGGGTATGCAACATTGTTGCGGTAAAGAATCAGCCATTTCTTACCAACGCTTGCAAGACAATTCTTGATATTTTCGGCTTCAAGGCCAATCCTCGTATCGTCTTGCTCTGCTAATCCTGCTATTGCCACGCCTGACGTAACATTTGTCGGAACCATGGATTGCTTTGAAAGCTGTGAAACCCCGGAAAGCCTGTCCATAGCGTTAAGTAATCTATCGGCTTCCGCAGACAGCTCAGGGGGCAATGGGGGCATTTCCATAAATCTAGGCGCTTTTGCTCCACGCTGATATAGCAGGATTTCGCCAGGGGCAATTCCTTCTTCCCTGTAGTAATCTTCATCGACAAGCGTGTTCTCTTCTGCCTCTAAAACACCGATTGTCACTCTATTAATGTAATCCTGTATTCGGTTCTTGATCGCATTGTAGTTTAATTGGAGAGGAATCATCCTCTCAATAACCGATTTACCGAAAAAGCCATCCGTCTTTAAAGACTGCTGAACATCAAACGGCAAAACGTATTCTCCGTTTTCTCCCATAGCGTCAGGGAGAGGACCATAGTGGTAAAGGTAATTATCGCTGCCGATAATAAGTCGCCCTTGCGGGTATCTCGGAGTTGGCAGCTCGTACTCTTCATAAACCCTGACAACATTATGGATCTTGGTTATGCCGTATGTTTTGCCGTACATTCTACCGGAAACACCGCTTCCGTAATTTCTGTCGTCAGAGTTCATTACTTTATAAGTGTCATAGTCGCTGCCTTTTTCGACAATGCCCCAGGTATCGAATATTTCGTCAGGGCTTAGCAAAACGGAGTGCATGACTCTTCGGTTTTGTCTACATGGCAATGACAAGTTTTCAGGATAGATTTCAAAAGGCGAACGGAGGGTAGTCAGAACATCCCCTTCATAGATTTTTTGATATACTACATCAGGCTCCATTCCGAGCAGCTCATTCTCATACTGATAAATCGATAACTTAAAAGATTCTTCCTCGGTTATTTTCATCTTCTTGATGCCAATAACCTTACCCTTTGTTGAGCTCCATCCAGTTTTCCAAACTGCGCTACCAGTAAGCCCGGAGATTAAATTAGCCTCCTGTTGGAGATCACTCATTCCGAGGTTTCTCTTTGTGGAGGCTAAAATTTTGTTGCCTATTTTTGCCGACGTTCTATCTTCACTCGAAGAAGAAGCCGGCCTATTTTTCAGATTATTTTTTCTTTTTGAAAGAATTGCAAACCTAGCTTCTACATTCGGTGCAATTTCATTGAATACGTTTCTTTCTTCCCAATCGGCAAGGACCGGTATCTCGGTAATGTCGTTTAGGGCAGCGTCTATCGTTGTGAACTGGTTTCCGTTGTAGAAATTAATTTCAAGCCTCCAAGTCAATTCAAGCAGACTTTTTTCCGCCTGCCTCTTCTGGAATTTCGTTTTCAGATCAAGCAAAACTTCCGACGTGAACGCCTCTTGGATAGCTTTGCGGCCTTCTTCATCGCTCAAAAGTATTGCGCTTGCTGATTTATCATCGTTGCCAAAGAATAAACTTTTGGCGAGTTGACCCGCTTTTTCAAGACCAATCAAACAATATCACTTCCTTTCACCCGGACTGTTGCCGCTTAATCATATTGGTGTGTTCGCCATTTCTAACAGGCTGCTCGTAGTTCTGATACTCCGTATAATTCTTTGCTGCGATCATTTTTACATATTCAGACCTTTCCACATCAAAATTTTTGATTATTTTATACTGAATTCGGGTGATCGCTAAAATTGTTGCGATCAGTAACACGCATATGGCAAAGAGCATCGTATTCATTATTCAGCCTCCTGCTTTTTGGGGCACATCCTTCTATGGTTCACGTATTCCATTTTCCCGGACGGTTTCTTAAACCTGGCTCCGCAATCTTTACAGACATAAAATTTATCATCATCCGGCGGCGCAGGTTCGTTTACGATCATTGTCGGTTCGTCTGACAGCGGATCTTCCTCTACTTCTTCCGGTGACGTAGACGTTGTTGCTCCGCCCATAGGTTCAGGAATATCATCTTCGCCGTTAAGAGCGTCTACAGGCTCACCAAGACTTCCTGCGGGTATGCCAGGAGCATTAGTCTTTGACAATTCTTCAGCCGCAGGAGTGACCGTTACGCCGATACTTGCAAATCCCCCCTCCGGTGTCCATCCTTCTCCGTAAAGCAACACTCCGGCCTGCCGCACGATTTCATCCATGCAAGCAGGGCAAACATTCCTGTATGCAGGGGCGAAGCCTTTCAATCCGATGCTGTAACCAGACATGCTCTTGCATGTATAGGTTTCACATCTTATTCTTTTGTGTTGTGGTGATACGATCTGTTTCCCCTTCATTTTACCTTCTCCTCATTCTGCGGCTTTTTCTGCCGCTGTTCATTAATCTCTCTTTGTGCAGCTGCTGTGGAGTCTTTTCTTCATTGATTTTTTTAACGGATTTAGTTGCATGATGGCTAATTAAGGCATAGCCCAATGAATCGTAAGGGTTGTCAATGTCGGATAAATCCGCAACAACTTCGGGATTGTTGTCGTCGTTTACGAGCTGCGGCATGATCTCTATCAGGTATTCGCATGTCCTAAAAACCTGCAACTTGGCTGTGACATTGCCGGTATTACCGTCTGCTATATACGCCAGATACTCATGGAAAGTTGCTTTTCTAAGTTTTCTGTCTGTAACCGCCGGAATAAAACCCTCGTTAAGGCCGCCGTCCCGATAGTAGTCGATCAAATTCTTGCCGGTGTTGTCTCTATGGTTTGAGTGCCAAGCGTCAAGCCCCGCCACAATATAATCAAGCCTCTCCTTATCCATCTTGCCGGTTTCCTCATTCAGATAGTAAAGGCTTGCGTTATAGACTCTTGCCTGATCGGAGTATTTTACTTGCGCCTCTTCTCTCCATCTGGAATTTTCATAATACACATAAACAATACCGTCGTCCGAAATAGCAATTTTGTACCATGCGTAAGGGTCATTGTAGCCATTATCCACAGCGCCGAACCTTCTCCAATGATGCGGTATGTCGAACGGCTCACATGTATGGATCTCATAACTCCATTCAGGGAACGACACGTTATCACCCGCCAACATAGCTTCTTCTTCGGTCCTGGGGTATTCTTGCTGTACTTTGTTCCCCATAGCCTTGGCCGTGTTGTCGTACCATTCCTGAGTACGCCTTGGATCAGCAAAGCAGTTAAGGAATATCTTGTGGAACCCTTTTGCTTCTGCATGTTTCCAGACATGCTCAAAGAAACTGCCCCTTTTGTTGGTCGACAGCCCTACAAATTTACCGGAAGTCGGCCTATTAATGGTCGGATACGCCGCATCAAAGATTTCAGACGCCCATTTATGGAACGCCCACTCGTCAAAGAACACAATATCACCGGTCAAAGAACGGCCTGCGCCCTCTGTAGCCGGTTGAGCCTTGATATATGAGTTTTCCTGTCCGAACCGCACAAATTCGATTGACAAGGTAGTCTTTATATAATAAATTCCCCTGTAAAACCCTTTTCCGTATTGTTTTTCAAGCTCTATGACCTTTTTCTGTTCCAAAATAAGCCAAGATGGAAGATGCCGCAGGACAAAATCAACTCTGTTGATCAATTCTTTGGATTTTCCCTCTGTTTCGGAGAGAATCAAGGCTGTATATCCGCTGAATTGTAGGCACAAATGAACGATGTAGCATAAAATCATCCATGTAAAACCAAGCTGCCGTGCCTTTAGAACGATATTAAGCCGATTATCGATGATATCATGCAATGCCTGTTTCTGCGAATCCCACATCTTGAACTTGATAACAGGGTTCCCCGGGTCGTCTTTGCTTTCTATGTAACAGTATTCGTTGATAAACTCTTCCGTCGGGCAATCTGTGAGGATATATTCCTTCTCCATTTCGATTGCCTTTTGCAATGCCGCTTGTTTTTCTTTTTCCGATAAGTCTTTCACACTTTATCACTCATTTCTCGTTAATTGCGGGCATGCAGCACAAAGGCCGCACACCCGCTACTTAAAGAAGGATGCCGTAGTTATTGTGGATCTTGCTTGACTTACACGCCAGTTGCGTCGATTGCGTCAGTTACTATCTCTGCGTTTTTAACACCAGCAACGGAGACCAGTGTATCGGCGGCGATCTTTATTTTATTTGTAGCCAGAGTTAAGGCTGCGTCTAAAGATACCCTGAGTATTCTGCCTGACATGTTAATAGTATCACCTGCCGCCAGCGCATTAAATGTTGTACCGTCCGCAGCTATGGTGATGTTGTCCTTCATTCCGATCGGGTCAAAAGATATCGCATTGAATATAACTGCCGACATTTCGATGTCTACAAGTTTTTTCGTTTCGTCCAATGTGGCTCCGGCCAATGTTGGCGCGCCTACCGCCGCCTTCAAGTCCGCCACATCTTTTACCAACCCTGCGCTATCGTCTCCAACAACGGTTTCAAGGTCGGATACATCTTTTACGAGCCCTGCGCTTTCATCACCAACAACGGTTTCAAGCGCAGCAACTGATTCAAAGTCGATATCCTCAAGCGCCTCAAGCGTGTCCTGTAACCCGATCTGCCTTGATATAGGGCACATCGTATCTACTCTATCGTATTTTCCCATAATTTTTAAACCTCCTATGATTTAATATTTGAAACAAACTGATAACATAAAAATAAGGCGTATTAACCCAACGCCTCCCAGGAAGATTTAGGATCACCGCCTAACTATTCATTCAACTATCATCCAGTCGCTTGCAAGCGTGTCATTAATGCTCGGGACCCACATGCTGTGAGAGCCATCGACATTCTTTATTTGAAGATACGGTTGGCAGATAAATAAATCACCCTCATTCATGCCCCATGCCTCGGCGGTTTGCTTGTTGCATGGAATTCCCTGCGGATATCCTTTCTGATAAACGACAAACATTCCCCTTCCGTTCCACCCGGGCCTTGAGATCTTATGGCCTTTCTTCGATGCCTCTACCGCAAGCCCGAACGTCATGCCGTCCGTCTCCATGTAAGCCTCTTCAAATACATCTTTAGGGCTCCACGAGGTATATCCATCGGGATAAACTACCTTGTAGCCTTGCCTTGGTTCTCTGTACGGCAATACAATGTGTTGCTTGAATTTTTCAAAGTCACAATCAGTCATTGGCTCCGCTTCGATCAGCTTTACTCCTATGTACTTGCTCATTTTGTGATTTCCCCCTTTTAAAACTAAATTTTTATATATTTTTTAGAGCTGTCCTTGGAGTTCTTACGCTTCCGTGGGTTGCTCTTTTCCCCCTTTTCCCTCTCGTACTTCCTGTACGACGCACACTTGCCCTTGCAGGCGTGGCAGCTCGGTTGCCGCATACAATATTCCGTGCTCATTCTAGGCCCTTTGTAACGATGCGCTGTCAGGCAAGGGAAACAGGGACACAAACCTCTTAATCCACTTTTTCATTTACTGAACACCTCCTTTTGTACGGTTTTTTATTTTTTAAATTTTTGAAACACTCTTAATTCTTCTGGTTTCTATACCAATCCCTATACCACTTCGTATGCTTAAACAGGTCGTAGCTTGTACGATCAAGCTTGTTGCCACGCATGGCGACAAACGGATTGACTATGAATACTTTGCCGATATCTATCTTTGCCTCGGCAATCAGAGAACGGCCGATAAGCCTTGCGACGGCCTTCTGTATCGAGGTTGTGTTGATATGAAGATCCTCGCAGAGATTTTCCCTGGTAATCAGTCTCCCATTGCTGTATGTAGCCGCATTACTCTCGTATCTGATATTTTTTATGAGATAGAAGAATACTTGTGCCTCAACCGTAGACAGCCCGCACGAGGCTAGTTGCGGCAGAGAGTCCTGAAATACTTTTATAAACGCTTCCCCTTTCGGTATTTCAACTTTGTTGCTTTCATCAATCAGATGTTTTTTACTGTTTGGAGTTAATATTGTGCTTCCTTCTGGCAATTCATAAAGAATCGTGCCTTCTGTGTCTACGACATAACGTGTCTTACTTCCCACTTTGAAAACCTCCCTTAAAACAAAAATGTTCTAAAATAGAACTTTTTTGGGCATAAAATGTTCTAAAATAGAACTTTTTAAAAACACCGATAAACATTGAAACATAAACAACCACAGGCATTATTTTGGCGTTCTATCCCTCTTCTTCTATAATACGTCTCTCTACACGCTCACCAAGACCCCCAAAGACTATCTGTAAAGGTGTCTAATTCCGTCTGAAGGTGCTTTGGAAAATTGATGTCTAGGGGATTTGCGGAACCATACCACCCATCGGCGGGGTACCCACGGCGCAAAAAGTTGGCTCCCCCCCCCCCTATTAAAAAGAAGCAGCCCCCCCTCAATTATAAAAAGGAAGCCACCGAAAAAATTCCAGTCCGTCATTATGCACACCCTATGCACACCCACTATATGCTGTGGTTTGCCCCGAGAAATGCCCTTCCGTTATATGTCCAGTTTCCGGCACATTTCGAATATCGCCTGTAACCCTTGCAATTGCAACACTTTAAAACAACTATTCCGTTTATCTTATTTTTAGGAATAGTTGAATCTTTCGGTCAATCTCCCTTTTTACTGGAAGAGTTTGCCCGCTCCAAAACCCGTGTCATGAGCTCTGTGGCCTCTTCCTGACCCATATTAGAGATCAGAATATTGGTTGTGCTGCCGGTCGGGTTCTCTCCGGTTGCCCTGACTACTTTGTCGTGGAGAATACCATAAATGAGAGCCGCTTGGTATGCGCTGGCGCTCCCCAGCTTTGCCTTAACCTGTTTAAGCGCAAGGCCTTGGAGCTCTATGTTGGCCTTGAGTAGTATGTCTTTTTGGGCGCTGTAGATCTCGCCGAACGTCTCAGCCTTGACCGCAACTGCCCCACCAGCAATCTTATCTCTATCTCTAATCCACTTTTTTACAGTGGAGTGAGTGACCCCAAATTTTTTAACCACCGCATCAATAGTCCCCTCAAAGTCGTAAAACGCAAGGGCTTTGGCGATCAGGCTGTCAGGATACTTTGCGCCGCTCCGACCCTCAGGTTTAGCCTTTGTCAACCCACACACCCCCTTTGGTTTACAATACTATCTATCCTATCACGAAAACACAGATTCAGAGCGTACAGTACGGTTTTATCAAATTTATCCCGAATTATCGCTTTATTATTGATAAATCCATTGACATAGTACCATAATGGTGCTATAGTATAATTGACAGAAATGCTCACAAACGTTGGAACTTGAACCTTGACAGCCGAATAAAGCCGAACCGACGATACCCCGAAAGGGCTACCCGCCACGAGTGCTAGTGCACCAGAGCGAGGGAGAAATGCGAAATCCACGGATAGAAACAGACGGCCATGCTGAGAAGCATCGCCAACGGACGCATAGCAGTCGGAACGGTCAAACCCTATCTATCAATGTGTTATTGATACTGATGAAGCCGAAAGGCAGAAATAGGGAGGATAAAGAAATGACACCGGAATTATTTAAAGAACTGCGCCAGATAAGGAGCGCAATCGAAAATCAGATCAAGGAAGATGTATCCGACGGACGGACGCCGAAAGACACAATCGAAACCCTATTCAACAACCTGGACAACGACACCGTGAAATGGTTCTTCGCTGAAACAGTCAAGGCGGCAGATTGGGACGGACGCTTCAGCCGGTACACCAAGGAATGGGCAAAGCAGCTATATATCCCTGTCCTGCACGGCGAGGATGGAGGCAGGTACGGGCAGATCAGCGACAGCATTGTCCATCACGCCCATATCGACCAACTTATAAACGAGATCATCAAAGTAGGGAGGAACGAACAATGGTAACAACCAAATACGCCGAAATGACAAAGGACGAAGCAATAAAGACGATCCTGCAAGACTATCCAGATGTTGAGAAAGCAATGAGCGAATGCTTCCGTGAGGGGTTTTTGAGAGGCGAACAATTTGCCAAGGAATACTACCCCTGCAAAGAGAAAGATATCGAACAATCGAGAAAGTAAAAAGGCCCCTGCTGCTGTAACAGACAAGGGCGCAACCAATTAACGCACACGAGAGGTCAAGAGGTCAGTTACATTATACGCTGGCCTCCTGACTATGTAAAGGGAGGAACGAAAGATGAACGTAAATTTAATCAAGCTGCAAATGGTGAAAGAAAACATCGGAACATATGACGGCCGCAGAAATATCTCCGCACCCCAAACCGTATACGACTTTTTGAGAGACTATACCGATATGGCAGAGAGCCCCGAAGAACAATTTTATATGCTGGCCTTGAACACGAAAAATCAGATCGTCGGCGTACACCTGGTATCGCAGGGCAGTCTCAATAGCTCTGTAGTGCATCCAAGGGAAGTATTTAAAAGAGCAATGCTAAACAATGCATGCTCGATCATCGTAGCTCACAATCACCCGTCCGGAAATCCGGCGCCAAGTCAGACAGATATCGACGTCACCCGTAGACTTGCCGAGGGCGGCGAGCTCTTGGGGATAGCGCTGCTCGATCACATAATCACCGGCGACGGAAATTACATCAGCCTGAAAGAAAAGATGTTGATCTGAATGTTGATGGGCCGCCCTCCTGGGCGGATTAAAACGCAAGGACCGTCCAAAGTCCGGCCAGAAAGGAGAAAGACAATGCAAGACATATTTTTCCGCAAGGATAACTACAAGGGCTTGCCCTGGTATGACGAACTTTGTATCTTTTGTAACATCGGAGTATGTAAGCCGGAGCCGGAGCAAATCCCCGACGTTCGGAACGCACTTGAAAAGCTGGGATACAAAACAAGGGAAAGCAACGGATATGTGATAGGGGCATGAAAGGAGGCGAAACCACATGAAACCAACATGGAAAGCACAGCAGGGATATAAATACTATGTGTACCTCGGCCCCGGCAGAATCGAATACTTCGAGGATTTAGAATCAGCCGAAAAGTGCGCCAGGGAAAACGACGCAGAAGTTGAAGAGATGTTTTAAACATATCCACCCAGAAAGGAATAAAAGCCATGAAAGATTACAACAAATTTGCAAATGAACCCGATCAAGTATGCTATGTGCCGGAATTGGCCGAGGAAGAGGATGAGCCCATAACAAGAAATTACATCGTCAAACTGTGCGGAGGCGATCTGTATAAGGCCGAAATGGTCTTTAGCATGTGCACATGGGAGCATCCGGCCACGATATTGGCACAGTGGAGCGAGGACGACGAAGAGGCGTTGGAAAGAAAGAAAAAGCTAATGCACGATTGCGCCGAAGCGTACATCGAAAGTATCAAAAGAGATAACTAAAAGAGCAAGCGTAACCCGCAAAAGTTAAACCGCTTGCCCTACCCACGAATGGGGATATGTAATTATAGCATATCCCCTTTACTTTGCAAAGGAGGATATTTATGAGGTACAAACACTCCACCCCACGCAGAAAAATCGCTGTACGGGCTTGCCACGGCCTCGCAGAAGCGGCAAAAGGCTTGCTTATCTTCGGTTTTTGGATATTCCTGACTATGGCGGGCAATGCCCTGACAAATTGCTGGAGGTAGTCATGGATATGAAGAATATCGGAGGACACATCGAAGTTTACGACGGCGGGAGGTTTATACTTTCCGCCGACAATTTACAGGAGGCAGAAAAGGAACTTGAGGACCTGGAAGAAGCCAGCTAATTTCTATTAAGGGAGGAAAAATCATGGGAATTTTAGCTTCATTCGATCAAAGGTTACAAGTGATAGAAACAGCGATCTTTAATCCCGAAAGTTTCTATACGGTTAAAGAAATCTTAGCTTGTAAGATAGCAACAATCAGGGAAACGATGGAAACCTATGAACTTGAAGAAATCTTGCATAGTGATAATGCTGGGGAATCATTAAATCGTATAGAAAAGATGATATCCGAAATCGAAAGCCAAATTGCTTACAAAACAGGCGATAGAGTGCGCCTGCAATGGTATGGTGACGGTGCGGTGCCAAAAGCGTTGAATCTGACGATGGCAACGGTTAAAGGTGTTACATCTAAAGGCAATTTGTATGTGCAGGCAGACTCAGAAATTGAGCATACAAGGCTTATATGTCCAGCAAGGCATATCAGGCGCTAATGATTAACATGGAGGGAAACAATGCTACAAGACATTTTTCGGGCCGTGGGAATGCTCACGGTCCTGCTCGTATTATTATTTGACCTGGTGACCAATATTATATAAAATGAACGAAAGGAGTTGTTTTTACATGGGAGCGATTAATTTTAGAATGCCGGAGGATCTACATCGGAAATTAACCAATATGGCAAACGAAAATGGCCGGAGCTTGAACAGCGAAATATTGTACTGCATCAACCAGAATATGGGGGATATAGGTTCAGCGCCTACCCTGGTGCATTCTGAGGAACTTGGCGATATGCTTTTCATGCCATCGGGCAAAATTGCCGATGTTTCCGAAAGGGTTTTTGTTCGGTTTTGCGACGGGAAATTCCCGATAGGAGCTGCAAGCTGGGATGATAGCTTTAGCAGCCTGGCAGAGGCAGCAGAGGCTTCAGGCGCCGTTGTGGCAAGATACCTCCCGGCAGGATTGGTAGTTGAGGACCACGCCTTGTGGCATGAGCTTTACCGAAAATACACAGTGCTGTAATTTAATAGAGAGCCAACCGGCTCTCTTTTTTTATGTCTTTTTGATCGGGAATGGCAATTTGAACGGTTCCCCCTTAACCCCCTGTATGTATGCCGTGTGTGCCATGTCAACGACAGAGGAATATAGTAAGACGATTTCATCTGACGGATAACGACCACGGGATAAAAAATATTGTTGGTAAAATTCTGCCTCGTCTAGTTGGTAGTTGCCCTGTTTTAGATGTTTTTCCATTCCAGCACCTCCATGTATAGAACGGTAAAAGCAAAAAATTGTTAGCCTTTTAATTGTAATCCATATATTGATTCAAAACAATATATTTTAGAAATAGTTGCAATTGTTGTTAAAATTAATAATTATTAACCAAATATAATCTGATCCCCACGTCTCGCAGAAATTGCTTCCTTGTTTCGTAAAAATGATCTTTGGCGAATGGATAGGGTATCTCGCTGAACGGGAGCCCCCCTCCTGACGCAAGGTTTAACAGAATCCCGTCGATCATTTCCGCTCTCACCTTCTCTTCGTACTGCCTCCCAATGTTTTGTGTGGCCTGCTCTACCGCTTCAATGCGCTTCTCTTGTTCAAATATATATGTTTCCAGGTATTCAATTTGGTCATAGATAGCCGCCGTGGGATCACTGATTCCGGACCCGCCCCTTGGCATGTGTGATAGGTTCATGCTCTTTAGGGTGTCTGTCAAGGATTCTCTTTTTGTCTGCGCCTCTCGCACTTGCTTTTTCCTGATTCCGTCCGTCTGGACAATCTTAATGCAAAGGTCCTGTATGTAGTTTTTGCTACTCATAGGCTCGGCCCCTCCTTTCAAAATCCAACGAATTTCAATCCCGTTTTCCGCTCAATGATTTCCTGTGCCTGTTTCAGATCAACAAGGTGGTTATTCAGGTGCTCGGCGTAACGGCTTGCCCTTTCTGCTATTCCGGCAAGTTTATCATCGTCCAGCTTCAGCTCGTCCTTTGCCGCCAGTAGGAACAGTAGCGTTGCTCTTGACGTAGCCTCGTCGCAGATATCCGACTTAATCTTGTTGAGTATGGCCTTGTTCAGCGTGACCGGTTTCTTTTTACTTTTGCTGCTCATGGTTGGCCTCCTATATCTTTGACATTCACCGCCCTATCATCGATGTAGATGTCGGCGTAAATTTTTCTTCCGCCAAACGGTACCCACGGATTTTCGTTGACTGCATGGATGGGTATGGCGTGATCCTTGCACCACTCAACCGCCTCAGTCAGGTATTGCCGACCATTAGGGGCATTCTCCCTGCAAGTGTGCAGGATGATCTTAGTGCCCTGTTGCGCATGATTCCGGATAAACCCAATCACATTCCCTTTCGGTTCTCCGATCTCCGGAAAGCGGTGTTCGCACAGGGAACCGTCAAAATCACATGCTATAAATTCATACTGTTTCATGTTTTTTCTCCTTTACAATCCACCGTATTCCTCGCCGCTCTCCCCGTGGAGTGTCCAGGATTACAAGTGTCGGGCTTGCGTCTATAGTCCGGTTTTCCGGCATCTGCATCTTTGCGAAGATGATTGCCCTGGTTGCTATGTAATTTGCCTTGTCTCCGATGCAATCAACGTAAACCTGCTTGTGGGTTTTGATGTTCTCGGTGATGCTCTTTTTCAGGGAGCCAGTTTCTGTACTAGCTCCGACTTTTAAAATCATTACCACCGTTCCCCCTTCCTGCCGCCGTGGCGACATAGTAATCATTTATTTGTGAGATTTCTTTTCACCGCCTGACATTTTTCTTCCGCAATTCGGACAATAATTTGATGCTTCGTCGCTTTGTCTTCCGCATACGCACATAAAGCCTTCAAGCTCTTTATAAGCATTTTCCATGCGTTCCCACGTTCCAAATAGCTGACTTGCATTATTTGATGTACTTCCCCAATGTAACTGCGGAAATTTACAAGCTGTTAAACTGCAATGTCCAGTTGGAGAGATATAAGCACAACCAACGTTCCAACATAAACCCATTTTATCTACCTCCTTAGTCTTAGTAGAAATTATTTAAAGTACCAGTGCCGCCCAATCAATTCCTTGTCCGCACTTCGGGCAGCAGGTCCACCCATCACCCTCTTTGAGCTCATATCCACACGCCCCACAACGTGCAACTTGGCCAATCAGATACGGCTCTTTCGGGATCTGCTTTTCCTTTGTCTGTTCGATTTCTTCCGGCGATAACCCGGTATCCTCATATGCAGCAAGGCGTTGTAAACTTTCTAATATAGCCTTTAGTGTGTTTGGGTATGGGCTTTCAACGCTTTGTTCGTCAGGCATCACCTTAACAAGGTATGCCAGGTTGTTTTTGGGACTTCTGTTTGTCAGCCTATCTTCAATCTTCATTCTGTACCTCCCCCACCAAATCCGCAACCATCTGCCGGACCCGCCGGTCTAAGTCCACGCAGTGTTCGACGGCATTCAAGCACTCTTCGCAGATATCATAAATTTTCCCTGCCGTCTGCAACGCCATGATGTCTGCCGTCGTATTCCTGCGTCCGGCAAATTCTCTTCCGCAGATGTCGCAATATGTTCGTTTCATTTCCGTTCCTCGCTTTCTTAAATAAAACTATTTCGGCTGCTCCTGCGCCAGCCGGGCATTTAGCACATCGCGTACGTGTTGGGCGATCCGCTTTGCCGTACAGCTGCAATATATCCTGCCATCTTTATCGGCAACGAGATGCCTGTATCCAATGCTATCTTTGTCGTATTTAACCTTGTACATTTTTACCTCCTTACCTCCAATTCTCATAAAATTTTCAAACCAAAATGATAATTAAATATTTAGGTCAATCTTCTTCGTCAATGCCCACCTGTCCAGATTCTTCAAGCCATGTTTCTATACACGGCAAACATGTATAGCACGATACGGGCTTTCCGTCCATGAACCCGGTTTCTAATAAAGCATGTTCGCCTTTGTTTATCTCTTTTTCACAACCCACACACTTATGAGGTTTACGGCACTTCACAACTTTTTCGACGCGATTTTCAATTTCATCATCGTCGTTCCCGTAAAATCCACTTTCAAGATAATCTTCCGGTTTATATTTCATGGCTTACCTCCAACTATTTTCTTAGAATCTGCATCTGCATACGGTCAAACGCAAAACAGTCCGTTCCGTTATCTAACGATACGATGTATCCGGTTTTTCCGAGTGCCGCTGCTGTTTTAAGTTCTGTAACAGTCCCAATTTCTCCGGCCCACGGATGCGGATTTAGGAGATATACTCTTTTTCCGATCAGATCATCTTTCATTATTTTTTCCTCCAACTAATTAGTCAGTATATCCGTCATAACAATCACATGGGGTATCCACATCATCATAGAACGGACACATTCCGACCTGCTTGTTTCCGCCATCTTTTTCCCAGTCGATGTATTTTTTCCATGAGTAGCTTCTTCCAAGTCCCTTAACCGATGTTAAATTTGGCATGGCATTTTTCTCAATGGCTATTGCCCTTTGGAAGAGATCGGGTTCGTTTCGATACAATTCTTTAATCTCTTTTTTCTTCATACTCGGGCAAAAGAAGCAGGATGATTTGCCCGGGAGTTGTAAACCATGTTCCAAAATCTTGTTTTCACAATCTTCCCTATACCATTGCCAATCTATAAGGGGGAATATTTTATTAAATTTTTTATCGTCTTCTTTATGCAATAAGGCATTGAATTTTCTATGTTCTTCTCCTGCGTCATATCCTATGTATTTATTGACTCTTTCGCCTTTCGCCCAAGTATCAATACAGGTTTGATAGTTATTACAGAACTTGTCTTGCGGTTCGACTTTGTGCTTTAAAGAACAGGTTTTGAACCCATATGCTATTGCAGGCAGATTTCCAGTTTTTAAACAATCATCCTCCAAAGTAAGCCTGTTTCCGTCTTTGTCCATTTTCTCAACAATCGTTATTGCTGGGAGTCCATGTTCTGCAAGCCAGATGTTCATAGCATCGATATGCCGATATGTATGTTCCCTTTCCCCTCCTGTATCTGCAAACAAAATTAGATCAATTGGGGTTTTCTGTTCATACATTCCAAATATCATTGCGGAACTATTCGTTCCACCGCCAAAAGAAACTATATTCATGTATTCTCCTTTCCCAAACTAATTAGAATTAATATCCCATGTTGTTGATCCGGTGCAGCTTCTCATAGTTTCCGTTTTCATCCGGTTCGCTATTGTAGTAGAAGTTATGACCAAGAGCGTATCTTCTGACTCTCGATAGGGCCCAGTCTTTTGAATCGTGCTTTTTCCCGATCATGAACGTTGAGGCCCACGGCGTTGCGTTGGGGCTGAAATACAGATATAACGGCCACCATCTGCCAAAGCACGTAAGCGGTAATCTGAAGCAGATAAATCCGTATTTCTTTGTCCAGAATGTAATTCCCCAGTGCATTGCGTTTCTTCCGTATATGGTTAATCTGCCAACGCTTATATGTCCTCCTAAAAAATCATGTTTTCTTTTCAATGGTTTTCACCTATTCCTTTCTGAATACTTAGCTTAGACTAACGACGGCTTTTCGCACCGCTCAAATGTGTAAACCCATACCCAGGGATTTTTGCGCCACCCATAGCCACGTTTTTCATTCAATCCGTCCCACAGTTCCGCAAACGCGATCCTTGCAGATGTTCCGCTGCAATTGTTTTGCCCATACGCCTTTACGCCTTCTGCTTCTGCATCCTCTTCCGTAATGTCCTGCAGGCGCTCTATCTTTACGTCCGTTACCCGCAGGAAGATCCTTGCTGCTTTCCTGGGCATATGTATTGACGGTTTCCACTTTGCTCTTCCTGTTTCTGATTTGCTACTTGCATCGCTAAAACCATCCGCATAATAGAAATAATCGGCTCCTCCGTTGCATTTCACTTCTGCCGGTCTCCATGTTTCCCTGACCCAAAGGATATTCCCAACCTCATAACGTGCCTTATTTTTTATGTAATCTTCGACCGAGAAAAAACCAAGAGTATCAATTAGGCCATGCATCCGATTAACCGGGATCGTTACTTTCCGCTTGTCATCAAGATTAATTACCGGCTGCGGATTGATAACTCTTCTGGTCTTCGTTTTCCGGTCCTCCATGATCGCCTTAACCATCGGCGTACTAAATAATATTGGTTTCATTTTTCTCCCTTCTTTCTCAAGCCTTAGCTTGGACTATCTTCCGAACACTTCAGAAAAAACCACTTGATTTTCCATGCGTCCGTCCTTGACCACTCCCACCGGTAAGCATCGCCCGTCTGCCTGAATCCGTTGTCTTGCCCTGCGGATCGTTTCAAAGCTCGGCACGTCGTTCCGAATCGGTATTTCGTCAAGCCTCGTTATGTTGTGATAGACCTTGAAGTATCTTGCGATCAACAATGTGTCGCTGCTTCTCGTCGCCGGTTCTGCCTGCAAGAGCTTTTCGGTCAGATCAAAAGCGTTGAGCAGCTCACCCTCTTTTTCTCTTCTCCCTTTTTTCATTGTCATTTACCCCCTGTTTTTCCTCAAAATGGTATATCGTCATCGTCCTCTAATGCCTGGAACCCTTCTGGAATGCCTGGTGTTTGTTTGAAATCTGCATCAGAGTTTTCTTGTGCTCCACCCTCTGACCTTGGGCTTAGAAATTCTACCCTATCTGCCAGAATTTCAGTGGTGTATACCTTGACTCCCTCTTTGTTGGTATAACTGCCTGTTTTTATTCTCCCGTGCACTCCGCACATTTTGCCTTTGCTTAAAAACCTTTCCGCAGCCTCCGCCGTTGCCCCAAAGCACACAACAGGGATGAAGTCTGTTGTTTTCTTATCGCCATACCCATCGTCAATCGCAATTCTGAATTTTCCGACGGCCTTTTGTGTCTCTGACGAATATCGTACTTCCGGATCAGCAACTAATCTTCCGATTCCCACCCAATTATTCATTCCCTCTCGCCGCCTTTCTTCTCTCTGCCCTATCTCTGAGCTCTTTCAGCCTTTCGTCCAGCCGTTTCCGTTCACGACCTCTTTTGATCGCCTCGCATATCTGCCAAAGGATAGCGATAACGGCAATCAAAGCCAGCAGCATAAATATGTCGATATCAAAGGCGTAAGTCACAACTCCCAGCGCCAGCATTGCCATTCCAGTAGCGCCAATTGCCAGGACGATAATGACCACTTTTGCCGATATGCCTAAAATAAATTCTTTCATCCTCCTTGTCCTTCCTGAAGCCGTTCTTTCGGCTCCTATCATTTTCGCTAATATGCTGGGTTCGATGGTCTTTTCTATTTCCTTTGCGTACATTCTCGCAATGTTTTCCTGCATATCATCATAGTCAACCATCTTTCTGCACCTCAAGCTCATAAATGCTATTCCGTGTTTCAATGGTGATCTTCTCAATCGGTGATGTAAGGAGCCCGCCGCCCTCAGGTATCAGCAACCTATTGTCCGCCCGGAAGATTGCCTCCCCTTCCATGCCAACAGCGCCATGCCCAGCAGTTTTATGCCCTTCGTTTTTATCCGTAACCCCGATAATTTTAACCTTCATCGACCTTGTCCCCCTCTCTTTCTTCCAAATATGCCAGCAGTTTTTCCGCTATAACTGCCACTCTGATAGCGTCAACGGCGACAGAAATCGCAAACGCCTTAACCATTTTCGCCTCATAGCTTAATTCATGCGTAGCACAATTCTGCTTTGTCTTATTCCAGAGGGCATTTCTTTTTTCCAAAAGAATCCCCGCATCTGATAAGGTTTCCTCAAATACGTTTTGAATAAAGGCGCAACCTTCGTGCACGGAATGGATTGCCGAAAACTCTTTGGTTTCCAGTTCCTCACTCACAATCAGATTGATTTGCTTCTCCAGATTCTCCATCTTCTGTATCCCCCGTTTCTTCAATAATCGCCTTAATTCCCCAGCTTGCCGGTATTGTTCTTTCTCCAATTTTCTGATAATTGCCGTCGATGTTTCGATAAATTGGAACTTTGACCGTGTATCGCTCGTCCTGCATCCGTTTCTTGATTTCCTTCTCAAACTTGTGGCAGAACCACCGGATAGTCTCATGGATTGCAAGAATGTTGTCGTTAAGTTCTTCAAGCGTTTTCGCCGTTCCGACACTTAGCCGTATCTTTTTTCTTACAAGGGCATCAGTTAACTCTTGAAACGTGTTGTAGTAGCCGGATTCAACAAAATACTCTTCGCCCTTGTTGTTTTTACTCTTGTCTATTATTTTTTTCTGGCACAGGGTAATGTTGAGCGGTTCGCCCCGTAAGTGCCATTTACCTTCTATATGTATCATTTTTCTGGCTCCTTTCTAACTCCGTGGCTGCAATAATAGATAAACCTGGTTTTTTCTATCTCGCAATACAAGGCGCTCAGTAAAACTTGTTGCTCGCAGTCCTCTCGAAATTTGCAATCCTCGCAGCGCACAATCTCGGCCGACCTGCCCTGCTCTTCCATTTCTTCATATCGCCGGAGCTTGTCCCAAACTTTATCGTTAGTAGAACATTGTGAGCAAGTGCCACTCCAATAGACGCATTCCTCGTTCATGAAGTTTGCGCAGCATGTTTTCTCTTCGCCTTGCACGGAAACGGCAAGTTTCGTCAGTCTTTCCATTGCTTTTCCCTTCTTTCAGAGTTTTCTTCGGGCGTATTCGGCCATTAAGAGTGCCTCGCACATGCCGTCATGTTCCTTCTTGCATCTTGGAGTAGCAAACAAATTAACGCCAGGGAACAACCGCTTGCAAACATCTATTGATTTTTCCTTGCTCTTGTTGAGCGAAAATTCCTTCTTCCAAGTCTGCGGAGGGATTAACTGATATGGAATCTCAAATGCCTGAAGCACTCCCTCAATGAATCCCGCCGACTTCCCGAAAGAAAACATCGATACAACCCCTTGCCCCGGCATTGCCCCCACTTTTTCAAGACAAACTCGGACCTGTACGCTGGAACCATATTCTTTTTTCAGTGATTTTACTTTTCTCATTTCACGAATTAATGCTTCGTCCGAATACGGAAACGCTTCGCTTGCGCCGCCAGCTATGAACGCTATTCCCCCGTTTTGCCCTGGATCGATTCCGATTGATATTTGGTTCATTCCGCATCCTCCTTATCCCCAATATCGCACAGTAAAAGTGCCAGTTTCGTTTCCCTGAAACACTTCGGGCATAAATAAATCGCAGGGTTCATCGTTTGTTTTCCTTTCAGCACCTTCCTGATGTTGAGGGTAAAATATTTCTGCCCCCAAACATCAACACCGCAACAGTCACAGGTAACTTTAATTTCTTTTCCCATTTTTTATACCTCCAACTCAGTGCGCCCACCAGAGTGGACGTTCTCTTGAATATTCTCTTTTCTCGACTTCTTTGGTTTCGCAGCACTTTTCGCAGAAGAACACGTCTAATCTGATGTATTCCGTGTTATATCCGGCTGAACTCTGTTGATAATGCGTTGATAGATGAATCCATTTATGGTTGCATTCTTTATCTGGCATTTTCATCCCTCCGGTCCATAATACAGATGATCTGCTACTTTCCCACGGAGCGCCTTACCCCTGCTCCATGCCGGAGAAACGTAGTCTGCATGGAAATGTGTGGTAGATTCTGAGAAGGCCCGACGACCGTCCAGATAAACGAGCTCGAAAGCAAGTTTGATTTTGTCAGGAATCTTTCCTTGATATGGATCTGCATACTGCCCAATCTGGTTTACCGCTTGAACACCGGTTATCCCCCAGCCTGTCGAACGATCCAGAACGCTCTGTGTGGCGGCTACAGCGTCCAAAAGGGTACTCCCCCTAGTTTCACTTGCCATTACCCTTTGCACATGCTCTACAGACTCACTAGAGACTGTCAACACTCTTTCAAGTTTTTCTTCCAGTTCGACATTTTTCTGCTCCAAGTCCCTAATCTTTTGCCTGTAGAAGTCGTTCTCCATAAGAATCTTGTCATATTCAGCTTGCAGTTCGAAGTTTATCTTTTCCTGCATCCTTATTTCATCGTTCCTGTTTTGAATACCCTTGATATCAACAATGGTGCTTATAGCGAAAACTACGATCAAAACAAATATTATCTTTTTTAGGAATCTATTCTTTTGAATCATTATCCCTTCTCCCCTCTTTCTTGTTTCTTCCCTTGCCGGTCAAGCCAAGCCGCCAATCTATTTTCAGGATTGATGTTTTCCAACGGCCTCGCCCATTGATCTTTTCACAGGTGAAGAAATTCTCGTATATCTCTGTAACCTGGTATGTATTCAAAGTCTTTGATATTTCCGTCTCAACGTCTTTTACAAAGTCGCCTACTTTTAGGTTGAATGGCCTGATTGTTGGCGGACCGGTAAGCGGAACATCCCTGATCTCTTTTTGAATTTTCTTTTCCTCGGCCTTTTTTTTCTTGTAATCGGGATCGCTTTTCAATTCAAGGCTTTTCTTGCGCTTATAGACTGTCATTATGCTGAGGTCATATTTTTCAGCGATATCTTTTAATGCTATACCTGCGTCGAAGTCTGCCTGTATCACTTCATCTGGAACCTTTGATACTGCCATGCCATAACCTCCCCTCGTAAGTTTTTTAAGAGAGGGCGGATTTTACCGCCGCTCTCTTTTGCTGATATTTACGCCATGGGAGTCTCGCCACCTATGTGTATTTGGCCCTCAACGTCCTTGACGAATCCAGGTGCACCATCATTGTCTCCATCAATACCTTCACCATTATCGATCTCTGTGAAAGAAGCGTCGATTATGTTGGAATTGCCTGTTAATTGCGTTTCGTCCTCATCGTCGAACGTTCCTTTTGCGATGGCATCAGCCGCCGCCAGCGTTGCCTTATCTGCTCTCTGATAGTCAATTGACATGAGGCCCCACTTACCAATCAGCTTGCGGAATACGGTTTTCGTGGCCATACTGTCAAAATCCTCTCTCCAGCCTTTGCCCATATATTTGCCCTTACGGTGCTTGCGTTCGTGGGCCTCGATCTGCTTTTTCGTCATATAGATAGTTTTTTTGGTCCCATTGATTAGCCGGAAGTACCCCACCCAGCCGACGATTGGTAGTTTCTCGCGCTCGTCCTCGTCCTCGACAAATTGAATCTCTATTTCTTCAGTGAGTCGGTTGTAACTCTTCAATTCGCTTTCCCTGACATCGATCACGTTGATTGTCTCGTAGACGCCTGTTCGTAGCGCAAGCTGGTTCATGCCCTTGTAGCCCATGATGAAGGTTGCCTCCATGCGCTTAGTGTCTCGTTCGCCGTCCGCTCCCTTGACCGTGTTATAAAACGGCACTATATACGCATATCCTAAGTTCGGATCAATCGGAAGGTCAAATGTTGCAGCCTTTAAGGCCGATTGAATAATTGTGACCGGAGCTTGATAAAAGACTTTTTGCATATTCGTATCCGCATTGACTAAACTTACAATGCTGGATATAAATTGTGGTGCCCTTGCTCCAAGCAACTCATCAAACCTTTTTCGATATCCTTCGCTGTCAAGCATGCTGTTTAAAAGCGTTGTGACGCTCTTACTAGCATTTGATTGGACCCCTGCGGAGCCAGGGGCATTACCCTGTTTTGTTGCAACTGCGTTTTGAATTTTCCCTGCCATTTCCTATTTCCTCCTTATTCGTTTAAAAGTTTAAAAACCAGATGGTCTGTGTTGATGGTCTTTTCTTCTTTCCAGACGTCCCAAGTGTCAATCGTGCTGCTGTTCGGTTGCTCGCTTGGAAGGTCGATCTTGATTTTAAATGTGATCTTTGCACTGTCGCCGATCACCAGGCAATCACCGGGGCGGAACAAATTCACGCTGTCGATCATGCCTTTGCTTCCGTCAGGAAGAATGCTTTTTATCATTTCCTTATCGGACTCATTCGACATTTTCAGCACAATGAAGTTCGCACATTGAGCCATGATGGTTCGGTTAAGTTCCGATGGCCGCTGACTAATTACCATAAGGCTTGTCCCAAATTTTCGGCCCTCTTTGGCAATGGTTTCAAATACGTCCAGGAGCCGCCTTTGACTCGCCCCAAGCATGAAGTCCGATGTTGGAATATAAACGTGCGCTTCGTCGCAAATCATACAGAGCGGGACTAAATCCTTGCGATCCTGCTGAAGCTGTACCCGGTAGATCAGTTTTGAAGTTACGGCAATAATCGTCGGAACCATGTCGCTCGGCACGTCAGAAAGATCCACCACCTTGACGTTTTTCACCACAATGTCGAATATCTCTGAAATAAATTCATTGAGATAGCGTTGTGGCTGCGGCTTGTTCATAAACGAATACCGCTTGTCTATCTGTTTATCCTTCATGAGGTTGATAACGCTGGTGAGCTTACCGTTGTTTTCTCCTTTGGTGGTTTTGGGCATTCCTGCCTTATCGCCAGTCTTGTAGTATTCTCCAGAAAAAATTTCGCTCTCGTTTTCGTTCGTAAGTTCAGAAATCATGTCGTCGAGGTTGAACGCAATAGGAATGTCCTCGCTCTTGTCAGATTCTCTCGCTTCATAGAATGCTTTTCTAAGGGCGGCGATCTGTGTCGGCGCAGTTTCGTCTTTAATTTTTAATAGGCTGCCGTAGATGTCTTTGAGGGAAAGAAACCACATCGGAAAGTCAAGGCCGCCATCCCCAATCTTAATTTTCTTTACATACGACAAGTCAGAGTATTCCCCATGAAGGTCAAACAGTACGATGTTTGCGCTTTTCAAAACCGAAAGTTTTTCGAGAATGCTAGCTACAGTGAAACTCTTGCCGCTTCCTGTATTCCCTAATATTGCACTGTGTCGCTGGAAGAACTTGTTTCCGTCAATATATGCGTCGCAGTCGTAATTAACGTATGTACCAAGTTTAAACCCCGCTTTGTCGCCATCGGAAATCATACTTTCAAATAGCTCTTTGCTGATCTGTTTGATTTTTACGTTGGTTGCCGGGTAAAGGTCCACTGCTTTCGCAAAAATACCATTTACAAGACTGCCAATTATACTGCATTCGATTGTGCTGGTTGCCTCCAGCTCCAATGGCTCTCCTTCGTTATCAAATTGTTGCTCTTCTTCGTTTCGTGTAATTGCCGTAATGACACACACAAGAGAAACGTCCCTTTCCTCGTCCACGGCCAAGATTGCGCTGTTTATGCTCATGGCGCCGAGCTGATCGTTGTTGCTCTTTATCTGGACCTTATCGGGCATAATTTTAATGAGTTTCATTGATTTCCTCCCTGCTCTTTATGCTGAACCTCCGGTATTCTGTGGCTTTCATGACCTTCCCCAGGTTGATCTTTGGATATATTTTCATCAGTTTTTCTTTAGACACTGATGATTTAAGAGTCTTGCGCCATTTCACGGTATAGTCGCCACAGTAACCTATTTCGCACTCTCCAAGCTCAACCTTGATTTCCTGTTCGAGCTTCCGCATTTCACGCCTGATCTGCCGGAGAGCATCTTTCAGGTTCAGATAATTTTGAATTGCGGTTGAGCCAATAATTTCACATTCGCCACCAGAATCCGAGAAAACACGATCAATAGCCTTGCTCGTGGCGATATATCCGTCTACCGGCGGGGCCAAGTCGGGAATGACATAGGTTTCCCAAAATTCTTTCTCCGCCTCAACCAAGGCGGCGATTTCGGCCTCGTCACGCTCGATAACATAATGGTAAAACCCTTGGTTGAGAACGAGTACCGCCAGATACCACCGTTTGAATCCGGTTACCGCCAGATAGTGAACGCACTGTGCATAATACTGATCCGGGAACTCTCCATTTTTGAATTTACGCAGATTCATGACGCTTGTGGTTTTGCACTCAAGCCCTGCATCCTCGCTGACGATCTCCCTGTCGATGTTAGCCGTCATAAAGTCGTATGTATCGTGCTGGAACATCACATTTCGGCGCCTGACCTTCTTTCCGGTCGCTTCCTCGAACCGCTGGGCAACATACGGTTCCAGGTCCCGCCCCTGCCGCATGGCCTCGTTTTCTTCTTCCTCAGAAAGCCGCCCGGTCTTATTGGCCCATATGGTATACGGCGTAGCGTATGGATTGAGGCCGAGGACTCCGGCGGCGTCGCTGCCGCCGATCCCAAGCATTCTGTATTTGAGCCACTCTTCCCGTGGAAGATCTTTTGTGTTGACTAAAATTCTGCTCATATGCGCCTCCTATCTAAGAGCGTTATCGTGCAGATCCATATCCGCATTGTAGCGGCCTAAAATATAGTCAGGCCTTCTCTGGTCAGGTTGTACGCATACTGCAATGATCCGCCACCCCTTATTGAGCTCTTCTTGGAGTACGTCGGTACAGACATCCTCTTTCAATAAAAGCTCGTTGTAGGTCGTAATCAGGCCGCCGCCGACATGCACATGGCAACGCTCGTTGAATTGCTGATTTTCCAGCTTCTGTGCAGCACGTAGCATTTCATCAAACTTTTCGGTCACCTTATTTACGGCAACCATTAACGACGTTGGATCGCCTATTGTTGTGGGGAGTGCTTGCTGGATATAAAATTTCTGCTTACATTTTGTCACAAATTCTTCAAGATTGACTAAATGGTTATCACGTTCAATGGTGACGTAGTCAGCTTCCGGCGGCCTCTTATATAGCCACCAGGTGTCAACCTTCTTTGCCATTGTTTCGTCTTCGTAATATGCCTCGATCTTTCCATCAACTTCATGCTTAAAAACCTCGTCGTAGTAGAAATAACCGTCATTCATGGGCTCCAATTCGTCATTTCTCATACCGTATCTGGCAGCTTTTGCAAACTTAAGCCCCATAGCAGTCGCCTCTTCTTTGGGAACGGCAAGCCTTTTTTCAAAACTGATTAAAGCTATCATTGCTTCGCCTCCAAACTCTTCAGCACCCTATCCAGTGCAACAAGCGTAGCGGCCTTTGTCGTCCCGTCTATACTGCTGTCTCCGGCGATGTTGTCACGGATGGGCCTGATCCGCTCTGCATAATCACAGGCTGGATTATACTTTCGCAGTATGATGGTGTTCTTGTCGGTGAAAATCTCTACCGGATCACCTTCTGCTATGCCGAAATTCTTTCTGAGTTCTTTTGGCAATACTACTCGGCCCAAATCGTCTATGCGCCTTACAATGCCAGTAGCTTTCATATCTAAAATCCCCCTTTAAATTTAATCTTCGTCTGTCTCTTCCGGTGCTTCGTTAATGTCGTAGCTGCCGCAGGAAGGGCAGGCATCAAAACTATGTTCTTGCGTGAAGCTGTATCCCCACGCTTCGTATGATTCTTTTTCTTTCACAACGGCCGGCTCTGGAAAAATCGCCTCACATTCCTCGCAGTAGAACATTGGAACGCCCTACTGCTTGTCGCCGTCCGGCTTCTTCAACCCGAAGAATCTGCCGACACGTTCAAGTAAACCGATCTCTTTGTTTACTTTTGCAATCTGCTTGCTAGCGTTCTTCCGTGCCGCTGCGTGGTCGAAGCGCCCAAGGATGGCTACGGTGCTTGCGTAAGAATATTGGCTTCTGCGCTTATGTTTAATTGCGCTTGTCATAGATTTCGCCTCCTTTTTAGAACATTACGACGACTTTGCCGGCATCTATAAGTTCTTTTAATTCGAACTTCAACTTCCATGCAATATCTTTTTTGGCTTCAAGCTTCCACATTCCGCCGTCTGCTTCAAACAGCCCGATCCGTCCGCCCTCGTCTAGCCTTAACAAAAATTCGCTTTCTGGCTGCTCAATCTCCAGGAATGTTCTGAAAGGCGTGAGCTTAACGATGGGTTTGATATTTTCTTTTGCTTTCAGCCCGATCCCCTTGCGAACCTCAACCGTCTGTGATAATCCGTTGTCCTCAGAAGATACACTGTTGTTGTCAGTGATCTTGCTCAGCAGGTCCAGTACATACTCCGTTCCTTCGCCTTGGATGAACTGGCTACGGAAAGCTATCATGGCCTCGTCGTATTCTTTCCAGCCGAACTGGAATTGTGGGACGTCGGAAACCGCCCGATAAAGTTCCTGCCTTTCAAACCTCTCGTCGTAGGTGCTGTAGGTTTTGATTTCATTGAAATTTATAACCTCGACAAACACCGGGGCATTCAGTTTTTCAATTTCCTGCTTTATCAGGCTTACTATGCTGTCGATGCCCTTAACGACAACGTGCGTCGGCTTGTATCTTGGTTCTTCGATCAACACAAGGCCTTTCTCGCTGTAGATTCTGCCGTCGATTTCGTGAATTTTGTTCTCAACCATTGATGCAATCTGCTGTATAGCTTCTTTCAACATTTTCTTTTCTCCTTTTCAAATAAAATTAAGTTCTCTCATTAATCGGTCTTATGAGTATGAATGTCTTGCCGTTCCACGAAATACAAATCCCTGCTTTTAAACCACGATACCACGGGTACATTTTTCTGATTTTAGGTATCAGCCCTTCATAATCCGTGTCAACAATTACAAATCGTTTCATGCTTGCCTCCAACTACCGAACCAACTTCAGCATCTTCGGAGGCTCCTGCTCGTTCCCCTCCATGTCGAGTTGCCCTGGAATGCTCGGCACAAGTTCGACAACAATCTGCTCACCGGTTGTTTTGTCGAATCCTACCGCAAGGGCCGTCTGGATAGAGTTGGTCGGCTCCAACTTCGATTTGACGACTGTGTTCAGTGTCACATGGTTTCTCTCCACGCTCGGGATGAAGTCAATTGTGATCGTCAAGGTTCTCTTCTTATCTGCCCTTGTGTTCAGGTCTTGAATGTTGTCTATGATTTTAGGGACTTCAAGGTCAATCCGTTCTTCGATGGCCCCTTTTGCAAGCCTTGTCAGGCTCACTTTGTTCTGTTTTTCCATGTTCTTCCTCCTTTTGGATTATTTATATTTTGGTTTCTCGTTATGGGGAACCGTTGGAAATCGTGGGTTTAATACCCTATATACCCTATGTACCCTCTATACCCCCCATACCTCTGTACTGTACTGTACTGTACTGTACTGTACTGTACTTCTTCGTTGTTACTTTTCTTTTCCTATACGGAGTAATGTTATCTATAGGTAATAGTTGATATAAGCCGCCAGCTTTTTATGTCTTATTGATCCGTCGTTCTGGAAGGTCAGCTTTACATAATCCTTAAACCCGTCCTCCATATAGTCGATGCAGCTAGGGCAATGGGTACATAGTGCGTAAAAAAAGTCGATATCCAAAGGGTTCCGAGTGATTAGCCTTGTCTGCGAAGCAACGGACGTGAATTGCGGCCGCCCTTTTACGGCGTTGTACTTCAGGTAATTTTTTATCAAAACGATGTCCCTTTCCCTGTCGTAACCGATCAATCCCTCATTCGCAATTGCCATAAGTTGCTTCTCGATCTCCTTGCCGGATTTTCCGAGGTCCGCAATAATGTTGGTTTGCGGAAGAACATAGTACCCCGACAAGTTGGTACAATGGTTGGTGAGCAAGTATGCCCAAAAAAGCTTTCCGAGGTCTGACAAGTTTTGCACTCTGTTGTCGCCCCAAATACTGGAATAGACGTTTGTGTATCTTGCCATTACTCACCCCTTCCCCTCTTTGTTTAGATTTCCGTACATTGCATCCCCCTACATAAATCTCTAAGTGATCCCCTTCGTATACCAGTTGTAGAACGTCAGCTTTGGGATTTTTATAAACCTTTTTCCTCCAGGTCTTTGTCCGCCGAGTGCGAAAGGACAGGTTCCCCTAACACATGCCTCTCGTAAACACTCCATATCCATCCCCAAGAGCGTTGCTGCGTCTGGCACACTGATATATGGGCTTGCATCCTTGTTGATAATTCTCAACAACTCTTCTTCTTGCTGTTTGATAATTTCTGGCTTGTTCATGATCGCCCTCATCACAACTCAGACATTATTCTGCCGAGTACGGAATCAAAAATAGCAGCCCGCATTTGTATTGACTCAACCATGCCGTTAATCCCGAAAGAGATAGGTTCCTCTTTTGGCGGCACAGCGCAATCAATACCCAGCTTGCTGCATATTGTGTTTAAGACATCAAGATCGTAATCCTGGATGCTTATGATAGAGCTTAATCTGTCGGTAAACGTGAGATTTTCCGGAACTCCGCATTGCGAAACGGGAGTCTCGTAATTTTTTTTGAGTACAATAGCTGACATTTCTTTTCCCCCTTCTTGATTAATCCTTTTCTTTGATGCCGAGATATTCACAAATGGCTTTTTTTGTTTTGTCGGTTGCCTTACCAGTTAAAGCCGCCCTGATCGTTGTTTCTTTATAGCCAATTCTTTCTCCCAGCCCCTTATAGCCAATCCCCATGAGAGCCAATTTCTTTTTTGTTTCGGCAACCCATAACGGTGTAGGTTTTTTCATTTTCTGCCCCCCTTCATCAAAATATATTTTGTAGAATATACAAACGAATAATTGACAAATGTAGATTTTAACTGTATTATTGAGTTGCAAGCTACTATAATACACAAAATCGATACAAACCTCATATTTTCAACGAGTTTCGACAATTATTCGGCCTTACAACTTAAAGTATAGTCGCCTTTTGTAGATTTGTCAATGGGGAATATCGGTTTTTGTAGAATTTATTTAAGAAGGTGATTTATAGAATGGAGACCATTAACGAGAGGGTATTTCGTCTCTTGGGAGACGAGCACGGTGCACAGAAAAGGCTGGCCGATTTTCTAAACAGGCCGGATCGGCCTTTCAGCAACAAAACAATTACAGCATGGAAAGTAAGAAATTCAAAAATACCGTCTGAACTGATACCGGACATAGCTGAATTTCTCAAAACGACCACACAGTATTTACTTACAGGAGTTGATGAAGCTCCGGTTTATAAAGACCACGACACAGACAGATATGCGGACAGGTTGTTTAATGACCCAAAATTAAGGATGCTGCTTGATGCAACAGAGAAACTAGACAAAGATGATATAGACCTGTTAGTACAATTCGCCAAGAAAATGAAAGGAACACGGGAAGATTAACAAGGAGACACTACATGAACGATGTATTTATCCATGAGGCCAGGATGCCATACAGAGTTAAGGCTATGCTTATGTTAGACGGCGAAAACGGAGACTATGTAATTTACGTGAACGATTATCTTTCAGACGAGGCTAGGCTTAGGGCAATAGAACATGAAAAAATGCACATAAAGAGAGGCGATCTTCACTCACAGGAAACGGCTATCAACATTGAAAAGGCAATGAAAAAATAAATTTATTATTATACCAAGGAGGAAAAAGGAAATGAAAAGAACATTGATTATCACGCTTATTTTTATTCTCTGCGCAAGCAGCATAGCATTCTCAGCACAGGCCACAAGAAACATTACCGTATCACCAAACACCGCAACGGTCACGGTGAACGGAGAGAAAACTACATCTGATAATTTTAATTACAACGGGACAATCTATGTGCCGCTCCGGGGAGTATTTGAAAAGGCCGGCTTTAATGTTGGATGGGATCAATCCACAAAAACGGCAAAAATAACAGAGCCGGACAATTTAAGATTTACTGAATATGTGATCTTGCTGAACGAATTTAAGGATATCTATTATTACAATTCCTGTATTGATCGGATTGCAACCAACTTACAATCAAATTCACTACTGACAATAAAGGGCTTCAGGGATGATCTAGTTAAAAGCCAAGGCGATTTTATTTTAGAGAATTACGAAACCATGTATTATAGCGACGATACTTATATCAAAGGGACCTATGAAAAAGCGTGTGAACTATACGATAATATGGTCCTCCTAACCGATGCCACGATAGAGGGAAAATCAAAATCAACCTCGTTCTCAGATAATTTTTATGCGGATCTGGACAGCGTGTATGACGATGCAATCCAATACGGGGATTCTGTTTTCTCTATCTACATGGTCGAAGTTAATTATTAGGTGAGAATATGAGATTTTCAAGTGCGCTAAGGGATCTGAGACACGAATTTAAACTATCGTCAAACGCTATGGCCGAAAAGTTGAACGTAAGCCCACAAAGATACAGTGCGTGGGAAACCGGCAAAACATTACCGGACCTATATGTGGTTGAGCACATCTGCAATACGCTGAATGTACCGCCGGATATATTCTTCGATTTGAACATTGAAAGGCCGTCGGTGATAGAAGACGTCATGTATGAGGCTAAAAGGCTGTCTACAGACGACGTGAGGCTTATTTTGGGGATAATAAAGAGATTAAGGGAGTGAAATATAATGCCGAAGAAAAAAGAAGAACCTAAAAAAAGAAAAGACGGCAGGATTGAAAAGAAAGTATCATTAAGGGATGAACGTGGTGAAATAGTCCGTGACGCAAACGGAAAGGCAATCACAGCGCATATTTATGGCAAGACTAACGAAGAAATAAAGAAGAATACAGCAAAGTGGCAAGCGTCAATCCTCCTGCAGCTTCGTGAAGAGGAAATAAAAGCAAGCAGGCCCGTGTCTTTTAAAGAGCTATCAGACAAATGGCTCAGTGTTCGTGAAGGGATGGTCCAATATATCACATACAAGGGGTATTATTATAAGGTGCTCCACATGCAGGAACACTTCAAAGGCAATATAGATGTGAACAGAATCGTCAGCTCCGACCTGCAGGCGTACTATAATTCGTTTGGCGATGCAGCCTTCAATACAATTAATAAATACCGAATCGTCATGAACTCCATTATCACTATGGGCCTTGCCGATAGAGTGCTAAAACACGATCCACGAACAAACACAAAGGTTCCCGACACAGCAACGGATGAAAAGGCGCAGAACTATTACATGGAAGCAGATGCCCGCAAGGTTGTTGATCTGGCAAAATCGCAGGGGGTAAACGGCCTTTGCGCCTTTCTCCCCCTTAAAACCGGAATGAGGCCCGGGGAAGTTGTCGCTTTCAATGTCGATAGGGACTTCAACCCCGAAAAGAAAGAAGTTTACGTCAATGAAACGGTTAAATTTAAACAAGGCGGGCAAACAACTGGAAAGCCAAAGACAAAGACAAGCAAAAGAACTATTCCTGTCGACGACGAATTTATTGAGCACATCCAGAGCCTAGACCTGAAAGGCTATATATACGACAACAGCAAAGGAAAACCGAAAGCCTATTCCAGCTGGCGCAAGTATGACTTCGCAAACTTTATGGCATCGCTTGACGCAAATGAAGAAACAAAAGAAGTGATTCGCTTGAACCCGCATGAACTGAGACACACATACGGGACACTCCTATACCGGTCCGGCACAGATCTGTATACCATAATGAAAGTCATGGGACATGCAGATATTAAGGTGACGCAGAAATATGTTCACAACGATTCTGTAAGAGACAACATGAAACTGGATTTCTAAACAGCATTATTTTTTTTAAGCAAAACTGACGACCTTGATTACGACTTTTTTACGACTTTTTATACCCACGGAAACCTATTTATAGCCACTGTCAAAACAAACTGCGATACGCAACAAAAAAATAAAAAACCCCTGAAGCTTTAGAATTAAGCGTTTCAGGGGTTTTGTTTTGGAGGCGACACCCAGATTTGAACTGGGGAATAGAGGTTTTGCAGACCTCTGTTCACATAGTAATATCAACGCTTTTAAGGCTTTGACGACCCGTTTACGACTTTTACTCCAATAAAAAAGCAGGGGCGCAGAATTGCGCCCCTCTCTTAACTCTTACTTCTTTATGTCCTCATTATATGCTCTTACAAGCTGTTTCGTTACGTCGTTGATCTCCAATCGGACCTCACGGATTTTGTCGTGCTTTTCTTCTGCGGTCAATTTATCGTCATTGTTGATCGCCCTGATCTCGGCCCACTTCTTGGACAGCCCCACATAGCCTTTTTCGCCCTTCAGGATTTTCTCTGCCGACTTAGGCAACGGAGGATCGTCAAAGTTTGCCGTGCTCTTGAACCCATTACTAAACCTCTGGAAAGCAAGCCTCCACTGATCGTCGTAATCACTCGTCATTTTATTACGGTCCTTATAGACTCGTTGCGCAGCGTCCAGCTTTGCCTTTGCCCTATAGAACTCGTCAACATATCTGCTTGAATAGGCAACATCCACGGTCATTTTTCTCTTGACGCCCTCAACCGGTCCTTCGCTACTCGGAGTGGTGGCCGGTAAGATGATTTGCCCTATACCCCCCGTATACTGTTTGATAAGGTACTCGATTCCCTTCGGGGTATTGATTGCCCCAAGCGATTCGACGTCGGGCAGCATCTTGGCAAGGAGTACAGCGATCCTGCTTGTGGTGTCGTCGTAAACCTCGTTGTAATAACCGTCGGTCATAAGAACTTCGTCTCTTTGGCTTACGATATTGCCACCGGACCAAGTGCGATTCGCCATTGCGTCATACACCGGAGCCATTACCCATGCGGTCGGCACAAGGAAATTGTCCTTGAATGCCATCAGGAGCGCCTTGCCGTTGTCCTCTTCGCTGTGAAGCCCCTCGCGGATTGCTCGCTCAAACGTAACGCCAAACAGAACGCCTAGCTCCCTTGCTTTCGGTATGCGGATGAACTTACCGGGCGCATACTTAATCAGCCAGTAATTATTCTTGTAAAACTCAGGGAGCTCGTCGTAATCATCGTCGTTGGCATAAGCCAGAGCCTGCGCTATGGAAAACAATGAGACCATGGTAAGCGATTTGATAATCACTTTTTTTCTATTCTCTTTTTCGCCCCACACGCCACGGTAAAATTTATCAATACCCTGGATTCCGGCATTAAAGAACGGAATTATCTGCACCAACGTACTTGCTATGCTGCCAGAACCTTTTCGCTGGAAGTTCAGCGTAACGTCGGCAGCTCGGTACATTGATTCGAGCCTGTTATCGTAAGTGTCGCCGCCCTCCTGCATATATTTGTTGAACTCGGTAAGCCTCGGAACGGTTTCGATCAGATTGTTGATCTCTTCGATAAAATCAACAAAGGCACCAACCTTGTTCAGTATTCCAGTATTTCCACCGGGCATTTGCCGCAGCGTCTTTTTAATGTACCTTGCGTCTGCGCCTATCGGAGATTCAAACCCGCCGCCCATGTCTTTATACTTCTGATATTTTTCGTCTTTGAGCAATACGGACTTCGTGGCATCGACCAGCGCCCATGCAAACTCTATGGGGTTAACGTACTTACCCATGACATACGCCTGCGGCACGTCACGGAAGATGTTTGACGTTAATCCGAAAATCGGATTGCCGCCGGTAGTGAGAATCGTCATTGCCCTTTTAATCTCGGCAAGGATCTTGATAACCCCGTTAAGCTCCTGCGGCCCAAGGTTTGTAAGCGCCTGTGCCATGTACTTGTCAAATACTTCGTAGAAGAACGTCCTGCCGTTGTCAACGACGGTTACAATGCTTTCATCTGTGCTGATCTTCTTAGGCGTGTAGAAAACAATGTAATCGTCTATGACGTTATCAATCGTCATATCTATACCGCTATCCTGGAAGTATTTAATTTGTTCTTTGGTGCTTAACTTCTCAAACTTCGCTCGCTCTTCCGGAGAAAGCCTGTCGATCTCGTTCATGAACAGATCGCCTTTGAGGTTCGATTTCATGTCCATGGCGTTGTAAACATGCCTCTCTTTTTCCGGCGGTGCTTTACGCATGAAATCGCCCATTACTTCGAAGTAGTCTGCATTGTGGTAATTTCTGTGCAAGGCAAGCATAACGTCACGCCGCAACACGGACTTAACATAACGGTCAATCTCCATAATCATGCTTTGAGTGGCCGAATAGGTGTCTCTTGCATTGCCCTTTTCGCTGGCCCTCTTCACTGGATTAGTCTGATTACTGAACCCGCTCTTTGCTTTCTTGCCTCCTGCGGTGTTGACAACGCCATCCTCCAGCCTGAAATTCGGCACATAGTGAGGGTACATTTCGTGCATTGTCTCATAGACTTCTGCTTCCATGAATCCGGTGTCTACGAGCCATGCCCTCACGAACTTATCCCACCACTCATAAATGCTGTTTGCCGTTGTGGAGAAATGTGGGTATCTTGCTTCAAGTCTGTTTATGGCCGCCTCAATGTCGCTTCTGCTAACGTCAGGACTGAATACCATCTTTCCGTGGTCCATCCAATCAAGGGCATGGACAAACTTCAGATAAAGGTCAAAGTCCGCCCGCTCCTTCTTCTTGATGTTCTCATAGAGCGAAGCAAAGCTCCCTCCTATCACATTCGCCTGCGGGTCAACCATCCTGCCGTGTACGAGCCTGTGAGCAAGCACGTCGCCTCTCTGCGACTGTAAGGCCAGATAATACGCATTGTCGGAAGGGGCAACCTCTTTGCCGGTCAGTTCTTTAATTTTGCTGTTCATTACCTCAAACGATTCATAGCCATTCACCCATTCGGAGTAAATTGCCATCCTCTTCTCTTCGATGCTTGACTTTGATTTCTCGCCATAAGGATGGATCGTTGTCTTGGCCTGCTCTTCAACCGATGCCGCCAAGAAATTCAGAATATCGCCTCTTACAGCTTTTAACTTCTGCATATCCAATTCACTTACCATCGATTCAAAAATATCGTAGAAGTTCCGGTTATTTTCCAGCTCTGCAAATTCATATGCGCCCTGAGGATCTATCAAATATAGCCTCATAAATTCCGCCATTGCTTCAGCAGGAAGATCCTGCGGCTTATACGCCTTCTTTACCTCTGGCTCCATTTTGTTGGCCATGTGTTTAAGCTCTTCCTTATGGTTTTCCAGAATAGAATATACCTTGTCAAAGTGATGGCCTAACTCATGGGAAACGACTCCGATTGTGTTTGCGTATTTCGTTTCAATGAAGCTGTACTTTGTATTGTAACGTCCAAGCGACTTTCTGCCGCTGTACCGCTTTGAAGTGATCGGCGTTCCGAAAGCCTTACTGATTTCGACTATGATCTGGCTGATTGGCTTTATCGGGCCCTTTGCCACTTCCGGAGTTATGGCATTTTGCGTTGAAACGGGACCGGTTGGTTTGTAGAATTGGCCAACTACGCTGTTTGCTGTCATGCTCTGGTATTCGCTGTCCTCGGCCCTGCTGTTGCTCTTGGTTTCTACAACCGGATTTTCCGCAATAATCGCATCGAGAATCGGCAACGCCTTGGCCTTGTCTGTCGGCACGAAATACCTATACTCAAAATTGATCCTTTCAGCTAAAACGCCGGGGAGCCTTGATAAATACCAAAGGTTGTCGCCCTTGATTTCTATCCGATATTCACCAGATACTTTTCGTCGCTCCAAACGCTGCTTGGAGTCTCTCAGCGATACGACCTGGTTGTCTTTGAGAATCTTGTTGTAAATCTGCTCGGAAGTATATACCTCCCTTGTCCTGTGCGTGTTGAACTGTAGTAGCACCCCATCAATCTGTGTCGGCGGTATGATTCGTCCAAGATACTGGTTTTTGCCTTGCGTGTCCATGATGCGCATAACTTTAACCTTGTCCGTGGGCAACTTCTTCCAAACGGGAAGCAGCACTCCGGTAATTACATGCAACGTACTGTCGATGTACTCCGGAGTGTTTTCGATCTGCCGATTCCATTCCTTTCTCCATTCGTTTTTCGGGATTGGAGTTGTCTTTTCATCCAAGGTATTTTTGATATAATTCGATTTATGGATTTCCAAGGCAGGAGCCAGCAAATTATACGATTCCGTAACGTCGCCGCTTCTTGTGGTCTTGTTGGCGGATCTGTAGACCGCCCTCACTTCGCCACTGTCATTAAATCTTACAAGGCCCACGAATTTGGGATTGTATGTTGCGACGCTCTCAAAGTCTAAGATGTTTGGGCTCTTCGACGCTGTGATTTGTAGATACTTTGTTTCGGCACCCGTAGTCTTGTCTTTGTGAATTACCTTTTCGTCTTTGATTTCCAACTTGTCAGTGATAAAGTTCTCCGTGCCCATGTCTACATTTCCAGCCTCTACTGCTTTTGAAAATACATCGTCAAGAACAGATTCAAAGGTTTCAAAAATCTCATTCTGTTCCTTGACTTCTATCGCCAATATCCTGTTGAGGAATTTTCCGGTATCTCTGACTACATCTAGATTCTCCCTGTAATTGCCGTACTGATCGTACAACTTTTCATAGAGCCCCATTTTTATAATGATTGATTTTGCATCAAGGTCAAAGCCGCCATACGCAAGCCGCTTATACCACGCCTGCAGAGCATCTCTCGCAATGCCGTTTTCAAGATTATCCTTTTGGCTGAATACTCCTGATCCGGCCTGTCTCTGTCCCTTTGTCAATGCGCCAAGCTGGTCTAGCCTCCTTGCGATAGTTGACGTAAACCGCTTTTGACCGGCTATGTTGGTTGTGATAAGCCTGAATATTGGGGCAACCACTTCGTTGCTTCTGTGGGTACGTCCAAAACCCTGCGTAGCTTTAAATGCATTCCAGCCAGGCTGTAACAGATAATGTATACGTCTCTGCTGATTCTTTGCGCCCTTGTCTGCATGGTAGCTTCGCCCGGTTCCTCCGGCATCAGAGAATATAAGGATTCTCTTTTTGCCATCCTGGAATGCTTGCGCATCTGCCAGCTTTGCGTTTTCAGAACGGGATTCAAGAACCTTTTTCCCGTTTTCATCTGACACAAGCCGTCTGCTTCTGCCGGTGATTTCGGCGACATTCTCCGTTCCAAATTCGTTGAAAAGGATCTCCAACGGTCCCTCCGGAACTTTCATCTGCTTAACAAACTCTATAAGCTCGTCCCGCTTTTTTACGGCCTCCCTGCTGATTACATAATTGCCATCTGCATCAACCACCGGTCTTGACTTCAAATTGCCATCATCATCGATGTATTCTTCGTATTCATTTACAGGGAAGCCTTTTAGTAAATACTCTATAAGCGTGTCCGTCGGTGTGAGGTCTATGTCGTCAAGGGATATTCCCTCATCCTCTGCGGCGGAGATTCTTCTTTCCGCCAATGCTTCATTGGTATTGGTGAGCTGGATAACCGCAGAATTACCGTTCTCAAGCTCTCGCCTAATGTTTTCCACAACGGACGGCATAGACATTGACGTTACGATCTGATTGTAGAACCTTTGCATTGATGAAAAGAACTGACTTTTAGCGTACGCCTTTGCCCTCGAATTTTTGTTAGCGTTGGTATCTTCGAGTATTTTTTCTACGTTCTGTAGAACAATCTGCCAGGTCTTTGACATTTCATCATAAATAGCCTCTTGCATAGGAGTCAGCTCATGAATCAAGGTATCATACTCTACACCCTTGAAGGATAGATTCCTTGCAGAGTATACGCCAAGGGATTTCATATCTCTTGCGACAAGCTCCATCGCTGCCAATCCGCCTGCGTCGATCTTCCCGATAAAATCATTTACGTCATTAAACGCAGTGCCTCTTCCCCACAGCCCTAATCTCGTCAAGTATGCCAGGTTGTGCACTTCGGTCGCTCCCGTGGCGGAAGCATAAACGATTCTTGCGTTGGGCAGTAGATTTTGTAGCTCTACGCCGGCTTTGCCCATTTCGGATGCCTTTTTCTTACCAAGTCCTTCGCCTGAATCTCTTGCATTACCCATATTGTGGGCTTCGTCAAAAATGATAACCCCGTCGTAATCCTTGCCGAAGTAATCAATAATCTGCTGAAGCCTCGTTTTGCTCTTGTCTTTTTTAGAGCCGCCTCGCAGCATTGGGTAGGTAGTGAAAAGGATTCCCTCTTTTTGTGCAATGTCAGATTCGGCTTTTGTTTTGCCTTGCAGGAATACATCTTTCTTGTTGCCGCCTAGCGCCGTCCAGTCTCTTATTGCATCTTCAAGCAATGGGGCATTGTTGCTTACCCATATAGCCCGTTTTCTGCCTTGATTGAAGTTGTCCAAGATGATTCCCGCAACCTCTCTGCCTTTTCCGACACCGGTTCCGTCCCCAATAAAAAATCCCTGACGTTTTCCATCAGGGAGCATCTTTGCGTGCGCTTGCCCGGAATAGGATATTACCTCCAACTGAGCATCGGATAAAATTCCTTTTTCGACCAGCTTCTTATCAAGTTTAGGTACATAGGTTATATCAGGAGCATCAACCGCCGACATTGCTGCGCTTTCAACTAGGTCTGTGGGGTGTTTTTGTGCTCCCTTAACATTCAGCTTCTTGGACCGGTAAACCGTGTAAACATCATCCTCATTCTCGATGATATCCGTGTCAAGTTTTGCCTTTTTGTCAACGACTTCTAAGCCATCGGAAAGCTTTCCAGAAGGTTCAGCTGTATTGCGTCCATCAGGGCGTACAGTTTCGCCTTTTTGTCCGGTGCCTGATTTATCAGGCTTACCATCGTCAACTCTTCCGCCGGTTCGGTCATTGTCCGGTACATTTCCTTTCGGTCCATCCTTGGCATCTGCTCCGTCAGGGCGTTCAGATACTCCGCCTTTTCCTCCTGACCTTTCGCCACTGGAAACATTGCCGCCCCCTGCTCCAACACCTGGAACAGATACAGCTCCGCCTCGTCCGGACTGTCCAGGAGATCCTTCGCCACCACCGATAGCGGCCTCCTGTTTAACTGCGATATGTCTTTCATTTCTAATCCCCTCCAATGCGTTTACTGCATCCGATAAATTAGCATATTCCCCTGTAAGTGTTTCGTTTACTGTCGGCCCATCCTTATCGACAACCAACATCTGGATATCAAAGGTTGTGCCGTACTTCTTATAATTGCTTCCGTCGATCCGTATGTTTGCCTTTACATTGTACTTACCCTTGATCTGCTTCCACCAATCTTTGAATGTTGCTGCATCTTCAGACATTCCTTTGCCGACTATGGCAACAAGTCTGCCGTTCGGTTCGAGTTTTAACAAGGCTTGCTCGATGTGCCTTTTGGCATTTTCGGTATTCCGGTTATTTCCGGTTCGCTCTGCTGCCGTGCTGAAAGGGGGATTCATAATTACAAGTGTCGGTTTTAAGAAGTCAGGTAAAACGTTGTTGATCTGCTCGGCGTTCTGGTTGGAGAATCCTGCAAACGGAAGCATCTGGATCGTGTCGTATCGGCCTTTTTCAAGCTCGTTTACATGTACTCTTGCTCCCCATCCCTGCGGTAAGGCCACAAGGCCGCCGATTCCTGCGCTTGGTTCAAGAATTGTTTCTCCGTCCTGCACGTTCGCTACATAATCAGCCAGATAAGCGATTGTTGGCGGCGTGGAAAACTGCTGATACTGCTCCATTGTCGTGGTACGCTTCGATCCCTGTGTCGGCAGCAAAGACAGCATCTCTTCCAATTTAGCAACATTCTTGATCGCCTGCTCCGGTGTATCCGCCTTGTATTCGTCAGCGTGGTCGATCAGATATTGATTTACCGCAAGCTCCATAGCATCAAAGGCGGTTCTTACGTCATAAACGTCCTGCCCTTGCGTTCCGCCAAAAGCCTTGTCTGCGATATTGAAAAGTTCTTGCGAAGTGAATTTTGTGCCTGCCTGGATCTTCTCGTAAATTGCATCTGCAACTATTTGTTTCGGTCCTTCCACTTTCTTTTCAGGGCCTCTCTTCTCTTCTGCTCCGCCGGTGACGGGTTCAGCAGCTTCTCCCTGATTTCTTTCGGAAGGTTGGCTTGTTCCATCAACTTCTTTTCTTCCGGTGTCATTGATTGTCCCCTCCTTCATAAAGGCGTTAATCTCGCTTAATATCGGCGCGACGTACAATTCAACCAATTCGATATCAGTTAGTACGTCGGATAGTTTAAATGTTTCTTTTTTCTCAAGACTCTTAATTACATCAACGATCTCTGTAAGTTGGTCCGCAGGATGAGTAATGTCGGCATTGAAGTATTCTGGATATAGGTCAAGCAACTCCTGATAGAACGTATCAATGTTTCTACCGTCATTGGATAGCCTTACAATTCGTAAGATGCTCTTGCGGTAGGCCTCAAAGTCTGCAACGTTATTCCTGATCGTATCGGTTAGCTTGATCTTTGTATCTCTTACCATTTTTGCAAGCTCTTTGGCTTCGCTCGTAATGGCCTTATCTAGCCCCTCGGTCAACGTTATGCCCCTAACGGCATCAAGCATGGTATTATAAGACTCGTCAATCTCGGATCTGTTTACGACAATAAAGTTCAGGGCGGCATCAATTTTTGCGGTATTCGTCTTGCCCTTGGTATTTTCTGGTCCAAGAATCCCATAAACTTTGTCCCTAAGCTCGTCGGTTACTTCTTTACTGACATTATCTACCTTTTCTTTTTCGTTTGCAACAGGTTTTGTAATTTTTTCTACATAGCCGAAATCCAAATCATATTGTTTCCATATCTTCAAAATGCCGTCGTTAAAATGCCTAGTATCAAATGGCTGATCTTCCATCAGGAACAGCTCCGTGGCCTTGATATCTTTAAAGTTTTTGATAACACAAATCTTTTGGGTTTCTTTGTCGCCCTGGAAACGAATATATAAATCGTCGCCGTGCGCCTTGAAAGACAATTTGCTGTACCGGTATCCGTTATCCTTTTGAATTAGAGCGTCCTGCCACGAAAAACCTTTTGGAGTTTTGTCAATCCACTCGACGATTTTGTTGTCGGGGCCGACCTCGTCTTTTGCAACTGTTTTGTACGATACAACCTGATCGTGCCCGAACATATTCAATAAAGTTTTTATCGAATTGTCCGTGCGAAAGTTTGTGTCGCCATTGATATAATCCATAAAGCTTATTACAATGCCATCGTGCCCCTGGTCCATAACATACTTTTTAAGGTCCTTAATGTTTTGGACAATGGTATCGTTATCTTGCCCTATGGGGTTTGGATACTTCCATCCAGCCGCATTCGTAACCGCTCTCCACTCAACATCATCCTCAATTTCAAGCGGGTTGTTTAACTTCACGTCAACAGATTCAATTTTATCGCCGTAATTCTTGGCATCTTTCTCCGAAAAGGCATAGTAAGCCCCCTCCCCAAGAATCGGGTACTTCAAATAAGTATAAATCTCTTCTGTCGATTTCCCTGATCCCCTATACATCTTCTGGCTGAATTTTGCATCTTCCTGCTTTGGTTCAACAGTCTCTTCTTCTTTTGACGCCGCATGAGGTCTTTGTGAGTCTGTAGAGCCTGTTTTGGGGTTGGTGTCGAGTGTTTCTTCATTCGACATACTTTCTTCGCTCTGCGGAGTTACAACAGTTTCGTCCTCAACCGGAATATCAGCAGTATTGTCAACCTCTATTTCGTTTTTGGTTGACAATAGACCGACGTGCTTCAGGTGGTTCTCAAAATAGTCCCTGCTGTCAATCTGCGTGGAGTCGTAATTTACTCCCGCTTTTCTCCATGCTGCCTCTCTATCTTTTGCAGCAGCAACATCGAAACCGGCATAATCATCCGGCACATACTTCGCCTTATCGACAATGATCTTGCCCTCTGGCGTTTCGTCTATGACGGCCCCGTCTTTCTTGACAGTAATAACAGATACAATCTCCGGCTCAGTCTTGCTATCAAAATCATCTGTCCTAATAAAGCTTATGTCGCCGGTCTTATCATTTATCCTAACGATATCATAATCAAAGTCACCAACTTTTTGTTTTGCCTGAGCGATTGAGTCACCAGAAATACTACTCTCATAACTCTTGTGGATAGATACATTATTTCCTTGTTTCTTCCCGATGTTTTTTAGCGGGGTTTCTGTCTGTATAGGTTCAGTCACACTAACATCAGGAGCTTGTGGCCGTACAGAGGCAATAGGGGCCTTGTCTGTAACTCTGTAAGTATTTGATGGAGCAAGAATTTTATCTATCTCTCTCGATATCTGGTCGTAGTACGGCTTTGACACTTCAACAACAAATCTATTGTTTATAGCATTTTTAAATAAATCGTTGTTATCCCTTAATGTTGCTAATTTTTCTTCGCTTATGGAATCTATACCGTTAGTGTTAATCTCGTCCATGATATTAAAGGCTTCCTCTGCTTTGCTGTAAAGCCCCATATTCATTTCCGATATGTTATCTAAGTTATTATAATCTCCGCTTATGCCTAAAACATCAAACACATAACTGTCCGTTGTCGATGATGAGGTAGACACATTTTGATATTTAACTCTTCCGTCAGGCTGAATAACAGGGATCTTGCCCTCTCTGTTGCGGATATCATTAGCCTTATTGGCTCCGCTGACAAAAGCCTGCTGGCCTCCGCCAAGGATACCGCCTATGGCAGCTCCATATGCACCCTGCTCTAACTGTGCCAAAGGATTAATAACGGCAGATTCTTCCGGATTCAAGCTGCCCCATTTTGCAGTATTGGAACCTATGGCCTTATTAATTAAGTTCTGCAATGAATACTGGCTTACCTCTTCTCCGCCCTCTTCAAGTGCTGTGGTTAAGAGCTTCTTCCAGCCCTTATCGGCCCATTTGAAAGTTTCAAGACCTCCGCTAACTTCAATCGCCGAACCCAATATACCGTTGAGCATTGCGCTTGCGGATGCCTGTACTTCGTTTGCTCCGTTTGCAATTTCTTCTTCGTATGTAGGACCCGCCATCTGTAAAAAAGAGGTCCAGAACATCGGATTTTTACCTAATTCCTTTACGGCACCTTGAAGAGCAGTTCCAAGAGTGCTTACCTTGTTAGCGTTTGCAATGCCGGTTCCTGCCGCTTGACCAATTATTGAGGTTCCGGCACTTGCTAATGCCAATATTGCGCTGGGCAATGCCTGTACTGTTCCACTAATGAGTTGTCCAGTAATCTCTTTAACTTTAGTGTCATTTACAGCATCAACTTTAAGCTGGTTGCTTGCATCAATATCCCTGTAATAATTAAAGACTGGCTCCAATGCGTCATATCTTCCTGCTAATTCGTTAGGCAAGATCCAATCCAAAGTAGACATGATTGCGTTATTCGCCCCGCTTGCACCTTTCCAAAAGTTTTTAGAAACAAAACCTTCATTGCGATTTGGTTGATTTTCAGGAATGCTATGGGAAGTACCAGTATTATATGCGCCCTTCATGGGAATAGTCGGCTTCTCCTGCTCTGCCGGAGCGTACGTCTGCTGCTGTCTACTCATGAAAGGGACCGGCTGATCTTTATCGTCTATAAAGTTAAAACTTCTCAAAGCATCTTTATGTGCCTTAGCAAGAATAGTCTGTCTTGCCGTTGAGTCTAAATTTTCCTGCGGAACCAAGTTTATATTAAGTGGAATTGATTCTTTTTTCTGGCCAGCCATTTCATCCCTGAAATCAAGAAAGTCCTCCCTTTGAGTTGCCTCAGTAGGCGCAAAAGTCTTTAGCGCTGAAGGTTGCGGAGTAGTTGGGATACCAGCTTTAGGCAAGTTCTCAATGTTGCGTATATAGCCTAATTTATTTTGCATAGAGTTTCTTCCGCTATCAGACATTAATGATTCGAGAGTGAAATTAGGCTTATTACGACTTTCCGTTTCGTCTTTACCGCCCGCAGCAACAAACTCTCCGCTATTAGTGTATCCGCTCCTGCCCTCTACGCCTCCTTTTTTTAGAACGGTTGCCGTCTCTTTGTCTCTAGTTTTTGCCTTTTGTAAAGCTTTTTCATAATCAATCGCCATATATTTACCTCCCAAAAAAAGAATAAAGGAGCGAATTTACCGCTCCCTCATCCTCTATGCTAAATCAAAAGCTTCTAATAGCTTTTCTTGCATGTAGTCATTTATATACTGCCTGTTGCCTTGCAGATACTTCACCCTGTCCTCGTCAGTCGCCAACCTTCCCATGGCGGTACGGTATCGGTTATAGATTTCATCGTTCTCTTTATCTTCAAAGAATTTAACGTCAGCGTATTTCTTCATGTCTGCATCATTTATTACACCCTCTTTATTGAGCTTGCTCAACTCTTTGTAGGCGTCGCTGAAAGTCATGCCCTTAATCCTGTTCAATGTTTCGGTTTTAGTCAATGAACTTTTCGCCTCGCTCAGGGAGCCTCCACCGCCAGAACTAGATCTGGAACCGCCGCCGGAGCCAACAGAATTACTTGCCAAACGCTGATAATCCAAAAAGTCAAGAGTCGGATTTCCTTTGTAATTTCCTGTGAGCCTTGCCTCCGCCATCGCTCTTTCCGTCTCTAGGTCTGACCTACTGTCGCCGTATGCTCTTTCGCCCTGGTACAGCCCAAGCATATTGAGAAGAGTATTGATTTTGTTCTGCTGCTCGGATGTTGCCGCACCCAAAGCTTTATACGCCGAATCCTCGGATTGCCCAAACAACTGGTTAGCAAGTTCATAAATAGCATTCAGTTTTTCGACTTCCAGCGAACCAGCGGCCTGTCTCTTTAATGCCTCCGTCGGAAGCTGGCCATAGAATCCAGACCTCAAAGCCTTTTCATCAAGTGCCGACATCGTTGAGTCCATAGCTTGATTAAACTGCGGGTTGAGATTTCCTCCGGCCCTTGCCATAGCTTCCTCCCAAGTCAAAGTATCGCCAAGGGTAGGAGAATCCACTAATCCGATTTCGTTTATCATGTCTAACAGTCTTTGCAAGTTCGGGTCCTCTAATGCAACCGGCGCTTCATCCGGATTCGTAGGCGGCGTGTACTCTACGCCCCCGTTGGCTGTCATTTGGTAATACTTATCTCCTGCGGCCTTGACGATATCGCCAACAGAAAGCTCATTGCCCGTTGCGTCGTATGTCTTGCCGTTTACGATATATGCCCCTCTACCCTGCGATGCAAGCGTTTTGTTCCCTTTGTCGTCCTCTTTTTCTCTGTATAACCCCGTCTCAAAGGCATTCGTAATGTCGATGCCGCCAAGCTTGGACATGAGGTATTTTTTGCCCGCAGAGCTGACAATATCACCAGCAATAGCCCTATTTCCCTGCTCGTCGTAGGTTTTGTTGTCCTGGATATAGCCCTTTACTTCCTGACCGTTTCTTAAAAATGTCGTCGGCGTTTTTACGCTGCCTGACACCGTGGAGGCTTGCGGCTTATCCGGTTGATTGTTATTTGTTGCAATGTTTCCGGCCGTGACCCTTTCGCTCCTGTATGAACCGTCGGGATTGAAGCCTATAATCTTGTAATCCCCGCCAGCGGTGTTGACTATTGTTCCAACGGAAAGGCCGCTAGGAGCTTTCCCGTTTGGGTTTACTTTTACTTTATTTCCGGAAGAACCAGAGTTGCTACCCGATCCGCCGCCTTTTGGTGCTGTTACTTTTTCGCTCGTCCAATTACCTGCCGTTCCTCCCGTGATCTTATAGTCACCGCCAGCAGTTTTAATAGTATCGCCTATCTTGGCTCCCGCAGGTGCTTTTCCATCTTTTCCTACTTGTAATACTGCCATAGATCAATTCTCCTTTCTGCAATAAAAAAAGAGCCTTGCGGCCCTATCTCTTGGTGGTGGCTGATATTTCGCCCTGCGCAACGATCGGTGGCGAAACCGACACGGTTGTCGTTTTTTCTATCGCAAGTTTATCCTTGTAATCTCTCATGCTCATAAATAGATCGTAGACCTTGCCAGCGCCAAGAGAAGCCAGTATTCCGGTAACAACGTAGTCCAGGACCGGCCAGATCAGAACAAACCCGAAAGCCTCGAATATGCCAGCCTTTGCCGCAAAGCATAGCAGTATTGTCCAGGACATAGATAACAATGCAGAAGTAAATAATTTGGGTAGCCACTTGAACGAAAGCCATTTGAACTTCCAATCTTTACTGATCGCTGTAAAGAGAACCTTGATTGCCTCAACAACAAGCTGCACTACAAGAGCGATAAAAATTATAAGAATAAGAACTTCCATGTTAATCGTCATTTTTCTTTTCCCCCTTCTTGCTTAATGCTTCAAGAGCATTTTTTAGAGCGCCTGGGTATTTCACTCCCATGAGCCCACCATTTTCCAATATTGAAAGTGATTCGTTTAAAATAAAAAAGTACACCATCATGCTTGCGGCGTACCCCGTGTTGAACAAAATATCAAGTTGAGCGCACATATAGATTATGAATAGCATCCATCCCTTTCGGAACAAACCCTTGATTCCGGCACGACTGTCTAAGGCCCCGTCACATGACTTTCTGCTTTTCTTGAAAACACCCGCAACAATCAGCCCTGAAATATAGTCAGCTGCCATCAAGACTAATAAAAAATTCAATTCCGGTCCCTGCACTCCTATCAAATTTGACAATCCAGCAATAACGGCCGCAAGGATAAGCCCGGCTCCATCCTTGATCGTGGTGAGGTTGCATAGTAAATTATTTGCCATCTACCCAACCCCCGATCTCTCTGATCTGGTCAAGCTTGCGCTTTGCCTCTTCGTACATGGTCTTATAGTCAGGTTCGTATGGGCTCTTGAACTTCACATCGAAATATTCACAAATACCCTTGGAAAGAGCTATACCGATCTCTTGAATGTTGTTAGCGATAAACTCCGCATCGTTCTTGTTATCGTGAAACGCCACTTCGATGATACAAGCCTTTGCCTTGGTGTATTTCAGCTCGTACAATTCTGGCATAACCTTTATGCCACGATCTTTCGTTGGCGTTAGCGCAGATATTTTTGAGTAGAGTATTTTAGCAAAGCGCTCCGATTCTCCGCCCAAAGAATAAATCAATGCCTCTGCGCCTTGCCCGCCTCCGGCATTACTATGTATGGCAAAGTGGAAGTCTGGCTTATATCTATTGCTATCATTGGCAACTTCAACCAATGTCATGTCCGGCTCGTTTCTTCTCCATTCAATGCCGCTTTCTGTAAGACATCGGCAAGCAACATCCGCTACTTGATTCATTCGCTTTTCTTCCGAACCATAATTACCGTAACCGATGTTCGCGTGCTGTGTTGATGGCGACATATAAATTTTTGCCATACTATGACACCTCCCTCTCGACGAGCAGGCATTCGGCCGTAGGAATCTTTCTGCCGTCCGTCGGGATAATAATATAACCCGCCATATACCAAGACTGACTTCCGCCGCCATCATTCCCCTTTAGGAAAACAACTCCGTGGAAAAGCCCCTCTTGAACCACGGTTTCAAGGCTGCAATTTCTGATTGATATAATCAGATAGTATGCAGACCTATCGACGCCGGTTGCGATTCTTCTGGTTATTTGGGTGTAGATGCCGCTTTGAATCCCCTTCATATCGACGTTCTTCTTGCCGTTCTGAATGAGAGGCGGTACTCCGCCGCAGAAATCAACATTCTTGCCGATACAGTTGGCCGTCGTTGAAGGATACATGCCAACCCCCTCAAATGGATCGCCATAAGCTATGCCTTTGTCGGAGTAGTTTCCCCCGTTATGCAGTTTGCCGTTTAAAACCGTGTCGGTACAGTCTAACAGTGTATCCCTTGAAAAGAAGCCGGCATTCACACCAAAGTTATATCCTTCCAGCTCCGCAAGGCTCTTAACCGTATGGGGCTTTCCGTCCCGCATTGCTAATCCGGCCCTCTTAATCTTTGAAAATGGTATTCTCAGCACAACCAGGCTTGCGCTCTTGGTTTTTAAAAACCCCATTTCTTTTTGAGTAATGGGCCCCGCAGCACCATCAACGACCAGACCATGCTTGCTCTGATACGCCTTGACGGCCTCGACGGTCTTAGGGCCGTAACTGCCGTCAGGCTTTGCTTTGTAGTACCCTAAAACAGCAAGCCAGCCTTGCAGGATTTCTACTTCTTTGCCGGTGTTGCCTTTTCGTAACGCCCTCATACTATCTCCCCTTTCTCTACATAAAAAGAGAGCCCGGAGGCTCTCGAAAAATAATTTTTATTTCACGAATTAATCAACACTATGATGCAAGGATCAAATCCGCCTCATCCTGCGTCATCCCCGGCCACTTGCTCCGGAGCATCCCGGCCAGAGCAAGTAAAAAC